TTAAAGCAAGTGGTAGAAGTGGAGTTAAAAAAGCGTAAGAAAAGAACATATTCTTTTGATGAGGTATGGGATAATATCGTAGAGTATGGAATTGCTACTGAAAATGAGTTGAGATTAGTTACCTCTATCAATGGAAGTAATATTGAGGCATTGAATTCTGTATTGTATTCAAGAGTAGGATATAGAGATTGGGAGCAATACAAATCAATGGTAGGATAAATACTCTGATGAGCCAATGAAATTTTGGCGAAACACCATTTCATATGGTGTCAGTATTAACTTAATCAACACACAAATGAATTTAACACAATTAGAGCAAACATCCGATTATATCAATAAAACATACGATTTAGATACTTGGGTAAACCAACAAACTAAAAGCATTTGGATATGTGTATGGAGCAAAGAATTAACTGACACCTACGATATTGAGATGAGTCAGGAACAAATAAAACAATTTTATAACGAAATAAATAAATAGAGAATGGAAAGAATTAAAAATATAAACCAAATAAAACAACATACAGAAGATTATTTAGATTGTTTTATATCGTTAGCAAATGGAATGGTAAGAAGTAGCAAAGAAATAATTTATAATACAGAAACAAACACCTTTACAATTTTTCATTCCATTAGTGGTGCAAACGAAGAGTTAACAGAAAAAGAATTTAAAACAACAAATATTTTTGAAGCGTTGCAAAATAATAATTTATACAAATACTAAATACTCTGATGAGTTTCCTGAAATGGAACGAAACTATCTCAGCTGAGATAGTCAGTATTAACAAACACACAAATAAAATGGGATATAATACCGATTGGAATGGTAGTTTAAAATTAAGCAGACCATTAAAACAACAAGAGTTAAAAGAATGGAATACTATTGTAGAGAATAGGCACGATAGCGAGTATAACTATGGAAACCCAAAAAGAAAGTTTCCAAGTATATGGTGTGATTTCTGCATTGATGGAAAGGAGTTTAGATGGAATGGTAGTGAAAAAACTTACGAGGGTAAGCAATGGATAAAATTCTTCCTAAAAAAGTTACTTGATTGGAGTAAAGCAAGTGACCATTTGATTTATGCCGAGGGAGATATGGAATGGAAAGGAGAAGAGGATGATGATGTGGGTAGGGTAATAGTTGAATATTTACCTTTTGATGTAGGATATAGAATGCATATTGAGAAAGGTGTTTTAGATTATGAGAGAGAATTAACACTACATATATAAATACTCTGATGAGTCCTGATGGGACGAAACTATGTTAGGAATTCCGATCGAAACTAACATAGTCAGTATTAACAAACACATACAAACAAATGAAAAAGATAATTTTAGCAATGGTAGTATTGACATTCTTACTATCGAGTTGTGCCTCAACAAGTAGTTGTGGGGGTAGTTATGTAAAGAATTACAATAAATGTCCAGCATACCATTAAAATGAAGTTTAATCTAAAAATTAAAAAAATGAAAAAGATAATAATAACATTCTCTGCAATACTCACATTGAGTAGTTGTGGAATGATGAACAAACTTACTCCTGAACAATTACACCAAAGAAGTAAGATTGATTATGAGTTAAATAAATTGTATAACGAGTATCAGGTAAAGAACGACTCTTTACTTATAGAATACTATAAAATTAAATAAGATGGGAACATTTAGAACGATAGAAGTCAAGAGACAAGTAAAAAAACAAAAGGCACAAGCATATAGAAAAATAAATAAGAATAAATACTAATTGTGTGTGTAGGACACCTTTGGCTCACTATGAAAGTAGTGGGCTTTTGGTGGTAGAGGGATATTCCTCGCACAATTAAAATTAAATAAAATGAAAAAGTATGTAGTAGCAGAGTATGATGTCGCAAATCAAATATCACACGACATTGAATACTTTCAAAAAAACAAAACAGAATATCAGCAAATCTATTGTAGTGAAGTAAGAGAAATTGAGGATATTTCTGATCAGGAGATTGAGGAGTTCTTTTGGGGAGATTATGACAAATCTATATATTGGGAAATGTTTGAGATAGATTTAGAGGAGGAGTTTACTAAACAGATTGGTAAAGAAGTTTATGTAGAAGGAAAAAATATGGGATGGAGAAATAGAAGTGGAGAGAAAACCTTTACTCTAAATGAAACAATAGATATGTTTAGAGAGATTGCTCCTAAATGTGATTTAACCTACCTAATGACAAAAGATGATAATGGAGAATATGAAGTGAGAATAGCACACCACGATAGTCCGATGGGAGAAACTTATAACATTAAAATTAAATAGATATGAAAAAAGAAAACGAATTTGATTGGTGTAAGGATAGTGGATATAATGATGTGTTTCATAACGAAGCATCCGACCATAAAGATTTAGATCCTACGCCTCAGGAATGGGAAGAATTAAAGAAAAACTTACCAAAGTTTATTAAAGAAGGAATACAATTTGCAGTAATAATGGGAATAATACTAATATTTTCTGCATTTGTTATCTTGCAGTTAATCAAGTTGTTACATATTATATTGTAGAAATCTTTAATAAAACTTGTGTAATTAAATAATAATACTTAATATTGCAAAATGAAACCAATGAGAACATATAAAGTAGGTAAGCGTTCTGCTAAAAACTACAATGAGTGGATGGAATACATCCATAAACAAATCAATAAAAATAAAAAGAAAAAGAAATGAGTTTATATCAAAAATTACAATCCAATCCTCCAACACTAAAAGTTGAGGGAAAGCCAAGAGAAATTAAAATTGATGTTGTTTCAGTAATGTGCGACAACAAATATAGATGGAGAGTTAGAAAAGTTGATGGAGATTATAAAATATTTACATCTCCATTTGCTTATAGTAATTTCCAAACTAAATTCAAGAGAGATGATATTGAATGGGAGATGGACAAAGGGAATTGGAATGAAGTATTCAATATGATAAATAGTGGGACAATTAAAATAGAACAAATTAAATATAGATAATATGAATTATGATCAATGGAAATTAGCATCTCCTGACTATACTGAAATGGTAAGTAGATGTTGTGGAGCAGAGTATGAGGAAATATATAGTGAAATGTTTGATGAGGATAAATTACTATGTAGTGAATGTAATGAGTATTGTGAGGAGATAGAGGAATACGAATACCAAGAGATCCAACGAGAAAATTATCTTGAGGATATGAGAGATGAATAGTATATAAGGTGTGTAAGGGTTGTAGAGTAATTAACTACTATACACTTAATAAGAGAGAAATCAGTTGCGATACCCACCTCTTACCTTATTTTTTTTAATAAATAAAAACAGAATAAAATGCAAAATTATATAGATATACTTAAAAAAGCAGACAAATGGTTTGCCCTCCACGATATAGATACTTTTATACAAAAGGATAAAATGTATATAAACATTGGAGAATTTGAGTTGGAATTGAGTAAAGATGAAGTAGAATATAGAGAAAGATTATACGATAAAGTTATTAAACCGAGTAATAATTAAATTAAATTAAATAAAATGAAAAATTATAGTAAAGAAGAAGTAGAAAAATATTGGACAGAGTTAATATCAAAACATTTAGTTGGTAAGACAATAACAAGCGTTCAATACATATGTGATGAAGAAATGGAACAAAATATGTGGTATAAGAAACCAATAGCTATACAATTAGATGGTAAAGATTGGCTTGTTCCTATGATGGATGATGAGGGTAATGATGGAGGAGCAATATCAACCTCATTTAAAGAATTGCAAACAATACCAGTAATATAATTATAAATCAATTAAAATTAAATAAAATGCCAAATCATTGTTATACGAGGATTTCTATTTCCAATCCTACTAAAAAGCAAGAGGAAATATTAAAACAAATTAAGTTAGATGGTGGACTATGTAGATACTACAAACCATTTCCAAAAGAGTTAGATGGTATTGTAAATGGTAATACTACAATAAATGGTAAGTCAGTTAGATATTGGAGAGATGTAGATGGAAAAAATGTTGCTATTCCTGAAAAAGAATTAACAAAATTAAAAGAAAAGTATGGAGCAACTAATTGGTATGATTGGTGTCTCAATAATTGGGGAACAAAGTGGGGATGTTATGATTTTGGAATAGATGATGATGTAATTATGTTTACATCTGCGTGGAGTCCAATAGGAGAAACTATAATTCAAATGTTTGCTAAAGATTTTCCATCTTTTCATTATGAATACGAGGAGGAAACTGGATGGGGAGCAGAATTAGATTATGAAGAAGGAGAATGTATATTTTTTAGCCAATATGATGAGCCACAATGGGATGAGGTAGATGAGATAGAAACTAATGATTATACTATATGTATAACAAAATTATTAGAGGATCATCCTCATTATGAAAATGGAGTAGGTTATTATGCAGATTATTCCAATGATTTTTTAGGTAAAACATTGGAGGAGGCGAGAAAGAAGTTTAACCACTTAGAATTAGTAAAATAGAAATGGAAAAATTGATAACAACAATAGGAGAATTATACCCTCAAGATTTAGAAAGATTTTTAGATAATTACAATATAAACAATGTAGATGAGTTTATAACCTTTTTATACAATCTTGATGAGGATGATATAAAAGAAGTTGAGAGTGAAATAATAATAAATTCCAAGATTTACGATTGGAGTAATAGTGTAAATTAAAATTAAATAAAATGAAAGTAGAATACTGGGATAATAAAATAAAAAAAGTTGAAAATTGGAGTGGAACTAAAGAAGAAATCTTTAAAAAGTTTGATGCAGAAAATAACAGATTAAGATATTGTAATGGTAGTTATTACAAGTTTGAAGACAAAAATTTACAACAAGAGTATTTTGATTGGTATAAATCTTTAAGTGAAGGCACTAAGTTCAAGATGTTTTATGGAAATGGTGTTGTTGACTAACGCACAGAGGTAAAAGAATTAACAATAAATAAATTAAAATGAAAGTAAAAATTATGCAAAGATCAGTATATCATAAGTATGCTGAAATAGAAATAGATGTTCCTGATTTGATAGATGGGGAAACCGAAGTCCACGAATGGCTACTTAATAATGAGGACAAATGGGTAGATACATTAGATACAAAAATAAATATATCAGAATTTGTTTTTGGTAATGGTATGGACACATACGATTGGACTGATAAGGATGAGGAGAGTGAATGGATGTATATGGGAGAGGATGGAATTGGAGGACATTTGTAATGAAAGAACTTGTTAGAAATTTAATTGCAGAAGTAAAGCAAAAGAAATTTTTAGAGGATCTCTATAAGCAAAACACTATAGATATGGATGACTACTTTAAGTATAGTGGAAAGACAGAAAAATCTACTGAAGATTATAGTTATATTGAAAGAAATATAAGTGATTTTGACAAGTTTCATCAAAAAAATAGAAAGAAAATGGAGAAAAAAAGAGAAAAGTATAATCAAATAATTAGTAAAGAACGATCAAAAAATTATAAAAAATGGCGAAAAAAGTAATGAGAACAAGTATAACTATACCAGTATTCTACCACGAAAATAAAGAGGGTAGAATAATAATAGATAATGAATATATGAGAGAATATTTTGAGAATCAGCTCAAAAAATTATATTTGGAAACTAAATTAGGTAGAAAAGAATTTTGGAAAAATAAATTAAATAATAAATTATGAAAAAAACAGATGAGTTAATTAAGGAGGTAGGAAGAGAAGTAATAATGCTATTGCTTGAAAAGAATAAAGCATATGGAGATACTGCAAACGATCCCCCTAAAATCTTTTCTAAATTATCTGCTAAAGAAGGAATACTGGCGAGAATAGATGATAAATTAAGTAGAATTAAACAAGTAGGTATCAATGATCAGACCGAAGATACTTTACTGGACTTAATTGGATATCTTATATTGTATAGAGTGCAATGTAAAAAAGAAAAGAAATAAAAATAAGTTAAACAAGTTTTGGCTATTTATTGAAAAAGAATTATATTAGCCGACTAATTTAATCATAATAAAATCAAATGAAAAAAGAAATATTTGATGCTTATGCAATAGCTATTGCAAAGCAATTTCATCTGACAATGGATCAGATGTTTGACAAAACAAAAAAAAGGGAAATAGTAGATGCAAGACAAATGCTCTACTATATGTGTATGGAAAGACCTATCAGAATATCTTACATCCAAAGATTTATGGAGGAGCAGGGACATAAAGTTAGCCATTCTACAATCATTCATGGATATAAAAAAGCTAAAGAACTTATAAATAAAGATAAAGATTTTCAATCAGTGGTAAGAGAAATGGAGAATGTATAGTTTAGAGGATATATTTAAACAAGCTATTGAAGATAATTATTCCAGAATTATAGACAAACCATTAGGTAAAAGTGTTTTAAACTATGGGGCAAAAATTCAGAAGTTTCCATCTAAAACTGAAATATTAAATTGTAGTAGAAGTGGAGATTACTTTCAAGAGTGTAATCAAGAGGAGTATGATTTATTTTATAAGTTTGGGTGGAAAGAAGGATCAATAAGATTATCAATGCTTAACTGCAAAAGAAAATTAAATCTGATCGAGGAAAGAATTAAGAAGGAAATTAACACAAGAAAGAACGATAAGCACATACAAAAATTAAAAACTACAAGAGAGAATCTCTTAATTAAATATTCAAAACGCAATAAACAATTAAATTTAATAACAAATGGAAAAAAAGAAAAACATTTTTAAGGAACTATCATCCATATCTATAAAAGATAAAACTGATAAGAAAGGAAAGTTTGATTATATTTCTTGGGCAACTGCTTGGAGTATGGTAAAAACACAATACCCTGATGCTCAACGAATTGTTTATGAATCAGAACATACGGGACTTAATTTTTTTACTGATGGTAAAACTGCATATGTAAAAGTAGGAATAATAATAGGAGGAATGGAACATATTGATTACCTACCAGTTATGGACTACAGAAATAATTCTATTGCTCTTGATAAAGTAACATCAATGGATGTTAATACTGCAATACAAAGATCGACTGCTAAAGCTATAGCTATGCATGGTTTAGGATTGTCTTTATGGATTGGAGAAGACACTACACAAGTAGTGAGAACACCTCAGGCGGTTAGTAAAACTCCTACTGCAAAAACAATAACTAAAATGTCATTAGATATTGGAGATGCAAACTGGAGTAAAGTGTTAAAGTATGTAGCTGATAATAAAGAATTAGGGTTACCAAAGATTGTAAAAAATCTTGAAACTAAATATAATATTAAAGCAATAGTAAAGAAAGAACTATCAAAAAATATTAAGTAATGGAAAAAGATTTACAATTACTTAAAGAGGATAGTCACTATTATGGAAAGTTTGGTAAACAATTTTTATCTAATTCAGATATAATAACTTTATTGAATGATCCTAAAAATTTTAGGAAAGATAAACCTATGACTAAAGCAATGCTGGTAGGGAGATATTTTCATACTGCAATGCTTGAACCTGAGAAGATAGATAGTGTAGAATATTGGACTATAGATGCATCCAGTAGAAATACTAAATTATATAAAGAAAGATTACTTCATTATAAAAGACCTCTTATGATGCTGACTAAAGAAAAAGAGGAGATAGATAAAGCTATCAGCACTATGAAAAATAATTTAGAGTTTTATGAGGCGATATATGATGATGATAATCAATATGAAGTTCCAGTTATTAAAGAAGTAATGGGAATGAAGTGGAAAGGAAAAGCAGATATAGTGGGAAAGGATATGTTGATTGACTTAAAAACAACATCTAATATTAAAGATTTTAAATATAGTGCGAGGAAATATAACTATGATAGTCAAGCATATTTATATCAGCAATTTTTTGACAAACCTTTGATGTTTTATGTGGTAGATAAACTCACTTTTGAATTAGGAGTTTACCATCCATCAGAAACATTTTTAAGTTATGGAAAGGATAAAGTGGAAAGAGCAATAGAAGTGTATAACAAATTTTTTAGCGATGAATCTACAGAAGATATTGAAACCTATATTATTAAAGAAACTCTTTAAGAAAAAAGAAAGTGCTGTATGGTTGCGAGTTCCAACCAACTATACATCACAAGCTGATCGTGACAAAGTCATGGAGGCAACAATGAATAAGTTGGAGCAAATAATTTATAAAAACTATTAATCATGGCAGAAGAAAAAATCTATGTCGGAAATGGAATTTCCAAGTTTGATGGGAACTTAATCTCATGCAGTATTTGTTTAACTGATTTACCTCAAGAACATATGTTCGAGTACAATGGTAAAAAATACATTAAAATAAATGTATCAGCTAAAAGAGATGGTGCTGATGAGTATGGTAAAACGCATTATCTTGCGGTTGATACCTACAAGCCAGAGCCAAAGAAAGAAACTGCAAAGGTAGATGATGACCTTCCTTTCTAAATCTTTTTATAGAGCATAAAAGTTAGGGGTTTATCCCCTTTCTTTTTGTTCTTAAAGTGTTGAAGTGTTGAGTTGGCCCTCAATATTTTACACTCATTTAAATTTTAACTCTTATATATTTTTATATTTTATTTTTTTATATTATTATTAACACTTTAACACTAAAATATATATATAAAGATAGTAGAATAGAAAAAAAATAATAAAAAAAGACAACACAAAGTTGTCACTAAACAACACAAATCAAATGGAAATAACAATATTTAAAGATATTAAAGATACCGCTCAACCTTTTTATAGAGATGTATCAAAGATATTAGAAAGAATTCGAGAAGGATCATCCCAAGAAGTAGTAAGATCAATAAGGGCAGAGAAAGACAAAGAAATAAGAAACGAATTAAAGCAATCATTACCTGCAATTTGTTTTAGTGGTAAATTTACAAAAAGAAATGACGCATCTTTAAGCAAACATAGTGGTTTAATATGTTTAGATTTTGATGGTTATGAAAATGATAAATTATTATTAGAAGAAAAAGAAAAATTAACAAAGGACAGATATGTTTTTTCTGTATTTATTTCTCCAAGTGGCTTGGGGTTAAAGGTATTAGTAAAGATACCTGCGGAAGTTGAAACTCACAAACAATTTTTTAATTCTCTACAACATCATTTCGACTCTCCATACTTTGATATTACTTGTAAAAATGTTTCAAGAGTATGCTATGAGTCTTATGATCCTTTGATTTATATTAACGAACAATCCAGTATATTTAATCAAATTGTAGAACAAGAATACCAAGAGGTAGTAAAACATAAAGACATACAAACTATACCTATCACAGATGAAAATAAGATTGTAGATATACTTATGAAATGGTGGGAAAGAAAGTATGGACTAAGTAATGGAGAGAGAAATAATAATGTATATATACTGGCCTCTGCTTTCAATGACTTTGGGGTTAATAAAACTTTAGCAGAGTATGTAATGAGTAATTTTGTAAGTAAAGATTTTCCTCAAAGTGAAATAAAAAGAACTATTCATTCTGCATATAAACAAGTACAAAATTTTGGTACTAAATACTACGAGGATGAGGAAAGGGTTAATCAAGTAAAATCTAAATTGCGTAAAGGTATATCTAAAGGAGAAATAAAATCTCAAATAGAGGAGGAGTCAGATGTGGAGGAAAGTGTTTTAGATAATGTAATTAGAAGGTTAGAAGAGGAACAAGATAAATCAAAGTTTTGGAGTAAATCTGAAAAGGGAGTAGTTAAAATAGTTCATATATCTTTTAAAAAATTTTTAGAAGATAATGGGTTTTATAAATTTAATCCTGAAGGAAGTAAAAACTATGTTTTCGTTAAGGTAACCAACAACTTAATAGATCATACTTCTGAAAAAGAAATAAAAGATTTTGTTTTAAATTATTTATTAGAAATAGATGATATATCTATTTATAATTATTTTGCAGAGTGTACAAGATATTTTAGAGAGGAGTTCTTGACATTACTTTCATCAATAAATGTATACTTTATTGCAGATGATAAAGATACTGCGTATTTATATTACAAAAATTGTGCAGTTAAAATAACTAAAGATGAAATAACTCCTATTGATTATTTAGATTTAGGAGGATATGTTTGGAAAGATCATGTTATTGATAGAGTTTTTGATTTGTGTGAGATTACTGATTGTGATTATAAAACTTTTATCAATAATATTAGTGGAGGAACAGAAAAAAGAACTACATCTATGGAATCTACTATTGGTTATCTATTACACGGATGGAAAAATTTATCTTATTGTCCTGCTACAATATTGAATGATGAAGTTATATCAGACAATCCTGAAGGAGGAACTGGTAAGGGTTTGTTTATGAATGGTATATCTCATATGAAAAAATTAGTAGTGATAGATGGTAAGTCATTTAACTTTGAAAAATCTTTTGCTTACCAACTGGTTTCTGCAGATACGCAGATACTTTGTTTTGATGATGTTAAGAAACATTTTGACTTTGAGAGATTGTTTAGTGTGGTAACTGAAGGACTGACTCTTGAGAAGAAAAATAAAGATGCAATTAAAATACCATTTAGTAAATCTCCAAAGGTAGCAATCACTACTAACTACGCTATTAAAGGTAAAGGATCATCTTTTGAGAGAAGAAAATGGGAATTAGAGCTGAGTCAATTTTATACTAAAGAGTTTACTCCTCTTGTAGAGTTTGGTAAACTTATGTTTGGAGAATGGGATGATAATGACTGGTGTCAGTTTGATAACTATATGATATCTTGCCTACAATTATATTTAAATAAAGGATTGCTTAAGAGTGATTTTGTAAATCTTAAAACAAGAAAGTTCTCTGCAGAAACTTCTCACGAATTTATTGAATGGTGTGGAGTTATTGGTGGTGCATCCAATAGTAAGTTAGTAAAAAATAGTAGAATAAAAATAAATGATTTATATATTGATTTTACTAATGAATATCCTGACTATGCTCCTAAGTCAAGAATGGCGGTAAGTAGAGTTAGATTTGGTAAATGGTTAGTGTCTTACTCTAATTATAAATATGGATGCGATCCTATTGAAGGTCGAGATAATATAGGTAAGTGGATTGAATTCATATCTAAAGATCCACAGTCTGCACTTGAGATATGATAGAGTTTAGAGATTATCAGAAAGATATTATATCAAGAGGTATAGGTATCTTAAAACCTCATCGCTTTTTATATTTAGCAATGGAGGTTAGGACAGGTAAAACTTTAACAAGTTTAGGTATATGTGAAAATCTACACATTAAAAAAGTTTTATTTATAACAAAAAAGAAAGCCATCTCAAGTATTCAAAATGATTATGAATTACTTAAACCTGACTTTGAATTAGTGGTTATAAACTATGAATCACTACACAAAATTCCTCAGGCTGGTTGGGATGTAGTTATATGTGATGAGGCTCATGGTATGGGAGCATTCCCTAAACCAAGTGGAAGATCTAAAAAAGTAGGAAGGCTAATATTTAGATGTAATCCTTATGTAATATTACTAAGCGGAACACCTACTCCAGAAGCTTACTCTCAAATGTATCATCAAGTTCATTTTATACCTCGCAATCCTTTTGCTAAATACAAAAACTTTTATCAGTTTGCAAGAGACTATGTTGCAGTAGTTAGAAAAAAAATAGGAGGAATGTATATAAATGATTACTCGAAAGGTAGTGTTAAAATTATAGAACATATGTCTCCTTACACTATAAACTTTAGTCAAAAAGATGCAGGTTTTATAGTAGATACTAAAGAAAAAGTTTTAGAGGTGGAAATAAAAAAATCTACTCAAGATCTAATTAAAAAATTAAAAAAAGATTTAGTAGTTGAGGGTGAAAGTGAGGTGATACTTGCTGACACTTCGGTTAAACTTATGACTAAAGTTCATCAGTTATGTAGTGGAACTATAAAATTTGAAAGTGGAAACTCTATGGTGTTAGATTTAAGCAAGGCAGAGTTTATTAAACAAAAGTTTAAAGGCAAAAAGATAGGTATATTTTACAAGTTCAAAGAAGAACTCAATGCTTTGAAAGAAGTATTTGGAGATGATATTTGTCAGGACTTAGAATGCTTTAATACCACTAATAAAAACATTGCTCTTCAAATAGTTAGTGGTAGAGAGGGCATATCTTTAAGACAAGCAGATTGTTTGGTATATTATAATATTGATTTCAGTGCTACATCATACTGGCAAAGCCGAGACAGAATGACAACTAAAGATCGGTTAAAGAATAATATATATTGGATATTTAGTAAAGGAGGTATTGAAAAAGACATCTATAAAGCGGTTGTAAAGAAGAAAGATTATACGCTTACACATTTCAAAAGGGATTTTGTAAATTTGTAAATATGAAAAGGTTTGTTATATTTACACTCATATGGGTAAGTCAAAATTTAGCAATACCCTTCTGGGTGGTAGGACATATTCATTTATCTATCCATGATTTTCACGATGTGGTAGAAATTATTTCATCAATTGGGATGAACATAATAGTGGGTGTAGGATTTTATTTGGACTATAAATATGACCGAACAACAAATACAAAGCAAGAGGATTAAGCAATTAGAGGCGGAAGGATACTATGTTCTTAAGCTAATCAAGACCAATAAGAATGGTATACCCGACCTCCTTGCTATTCCTCCTGGATGCCAGGTTTTATTTTCAGAAGTAAAAAAACCTAATGGAAAATTATCAAAACTACAAGAGTATAGAATAAAAGAATTAAAAAATCATGGATGTAGAACAGAGGTATATAAAGGAGGCGGGGTTTGATATTGACGAAGGGTTTGTCGAAACCATTCAACAATTTGATATTCGTACTGCTATAAAAATTGCTAAATTTATTCAAGCAAATATTGATGACATAGAGCCAGACCTAAATGTTTCTACTATTTTAGGAGGAGTTGTTATTAATGATGACAATGAACCTGTTACCTTTGCGGTAGAAATAATAAAAGGTTATTCTTCACAAATTATTTTATCAGATCTTCAACCTATTTCAATGGATGACTACTTAGACTTATTAAATTTAAATACAAAATCAAATGGACCGATTAAAAGTAGACGCAATAAAAAACATAGTTAATACTTATTATAATATACAAGTAAATTCCAAAATAAAAACAGACAGATTAGTAAAAGCAAGAGCTATTTGTTATAAGATCTTGAAAGAAGATTGTAATATGACATATAGTTTTATAGGTATGTCTTTCCGCAGAAACCATGCTACTATTATACATGCATTAAAGGAAATAGAATGGATGTTTAAATCAGATAAGCAGATGGATAGAGACTATCATAACATTCGTGCATTATGGTTGGAAGAGGCTACAGATTATGTGGAGTTAAAACCAACTGAATTAAAAAAACAGCTTAATCTCTTGCAAGAACAAAATAAAATGTTAAATTTGTCACTAATTGATGTTCAAGAACGGTGTGAAGAACTATCAAAACACACTAAAAAATATAAATCAGTAGTAGATTTGATAGATAAAAGAGTTCCTGAACAAAGATTAAAAGAAGTCGAAACTAAAATTAATCATTTGATAAACGGACTGTAACTAATGCCGAGGATAGCTCCAGAAGATAGTCAGCAAATCGCTCACATTACTTTTTTATGTGATAGTATTCACGACTTTGCTGATGAAATTTATGAAAATTTAATGGACAGGGAGCACGAAGAAGTAAGGAATAAAGCAGAGCATTTAGTTAAAGAATTACAAGGATTAATTCAATCTTTATCAGATGAAGTGTAGTGGCTTATAAGAATAAAAAAGATCAAGCTAAAGCAAGTAAGCGTCATTACGAAGCTAATAAAGAAAAAATAAAAGCTCGAACTCGAGCCAGAAACAAAAGTCAAAAAAAGAAAAACAAAAACTTTGTAAAGTGGGTAAAAAACAGAAGTTGTTGTGTGGATTGCGGAGAAACAAATCCTTTAGTATTAGATTTTGATCATGTTGAAGGAGAAAAAATTATGAATATTTCTGACATGGCTCGAACCTCGTATAGTAGAGAGGCTATAATGAAAGAAATAGACAAGTGTGAGGTAAGGTGTTCTAATTGTCATAGAATAATTACTCATCAAAGAAGAACAAATGAAAATTGAATCAATAAATAATGAAATATATTTTAATAATTCTACTGTTCAAGAAGGATGGGAATCTATTCCTTTTATAATTAAAGACTTTTATAATTTAAAATTAATTACTCCTACTCCAGGATGTATAAGAACATTAAATGATAAAGTGTTTGCTATCTATTTTTATATTGAAAGTAAAGCGGACCGCAAAAGTATTGTTAGGTTTAACAATTTAAATAACAATTTAGAGTTTGATTCTATATATATAAAAGCTCCTTTAATTAATAAAGAATATTTTGGAGATATAGAAGTTGCAACAGAATATAGATACGATCAATATAATAATCTTGTAGCTAAGTATGAATTTGGAATGGATAAAATTTTTTGTATTCAATCTAAAAACTCTAAGATTTCAAAAAGTTATAGTAGATTTGCAGAAGTTTGTCATGCCAATGACACGCTAAAAGAAGTGTCTGAAAAATACTTAGACCATAAAATAAAGGATGAAGTGATAAGTGCTTTTCATACCTCTGATAATAATAACGATATATACTGGCTAATAAAATGAAAAAACCTTACAAATCAAATATAGAATACTACAATTTACAATCATTAAATATATTTAATAAAAATAAATTTTATCATCGAGCTTTTATTGGTGAGACTGAAGAAGAATTTATTAATTATATTATACAAGAAGCGGAGCTCACCCCTTTATCTTCCGTTTTAGATATGGGTTGTGGATCAGGTTATTTAGTAAATGAGTTAAGTGAATTTTGTGAGGCTGAAGGAATTACAAATAGCCCTGGTAACTTGAAAGTTTGTGAGTCATTATACCCTGATAATAAATTTACTTTAGCTGATATGGAAACTTATGAGTGTGAGTTAAAGTCTCATGTTCTGGCATTAGAAAGTTTTAATTATAGTAATCCTGAAAAAACTTTTAAGAGAGCTTATAACAATTTACAACCAGGAGGTATATTGTTTATAAAAGAATGGTGCGGAGTAGAAGACGATAACGGACAAACTCTTCAAAATAAAAATGCATTAGAGGATATATTTTATTACAACCCTTATAAGCTTTCGTATCTCTTACGAATAGCTGAAGAAGAAGGTTTTGAATTAATAAGAAAAAAGAATTTAGAAAGAGTAATGAATCAAGTTCCTTATCAAAAGTCTTTGGAAGACCATCATGAGTATGTTAAAAAAGCGGTGTTCCCTACATTAGATCCTAATACTCGATTTGTTATTCCTTATCAATTAAAATTTAAAAAGAATGAATAAACAAATAGCAAAAGAATTAAATCAGTTTAGTAAGGTTATAGCTAAAAGGTTTTCTTATAATGATAGAGAGGGAAATCAAAACAAAGAAAGTTTTATTGTGGATGAGGTTATACCTACATCAGATCATACAGCAGTTATTAATTTTAGAAAGAGTAGCGGAAAGATAGGTGTTGCTTTTTGTTATTATATAAACAGAGGAGCGTCTAAAGGTTGGAAGTATTTCTTTCCTACTGACTCTCATGTAAATGGATTTCAAGCATTCTTGTATTACAAGTTAGAGGCAGAAAGAAAAAACTATAACAAAAATTTTTTAGTAGATCAGTATAACAGAAATAGAGAACATAAAGACCACATAAGATTTGAAAGCGAAATCTAAATATTTTTTTTAGCCTTAAGTAATTCGGCACACTTTTCATACTCTTCTGTATAAGTAAAATATTCGATAAGAGTATCATACAAATCATCCTCCATCTTTACATATTTTCTTTTAGGATTAAACATCAGAGTAAGCTCAGCAGTTTCTTCTATTAATTCATCTAATGTTTTCTTACCTAAGAGTAAGTTATAAGTGTGTCTCATACACATGTCTTCATTAAAATTTCTCATAAGATTTTAAATTAATTATTATTTAAATATAGCGTCTTCATTCTTCTTTCCCTTTTTAAAAATAGCATTATCATTTTTTGTTCCTGTATTAAATATTGCATCTTCATTTTTTCTACCCTCTTGGAATATAGTATTATCTTCTACTTCTTTTTTTACTTTCTTAGTTGCTTTTCTTTTTCTTTTGTTATTACGCTTTCTCTCTGCTTCATTTTGTATTTGATACTCACTATAATTAAATAAACGCATGATTACTTTTTCTGGATCTTCACCACCATCAATGAGCTCCTCCATGTTTTTAAATATCTTACGAAGATTATTAACAGGAAGCCCTGTTATTTGAGACGCTTCAGCTAACGCAGCGTATAAAGCTTCTTGTTTTTTCTGAGGATCTTTAAGCTTTCTGTATCGGCTAAACTTCTTAAATATTTCAGAACCCTGTGTTAATATAGGAAGTGAATCAGCATTTAAAAATGTTTCAGGTTTATCAGATAATAAATTCTTAAGCATCACAGCAAAGTCTCCATACAAGAATAATGCATTTATGTTTCCAAGTATTGCAGCTGTTGCTAAATCTTTTGAGTCTTCATCCTCCCAATCAGCTAAAAACCCTGGCATTCCATTGGCTACCCACTGAAAGAATACAGGCATAATTACATGATAAGTTAAAAATATACGACCAGCATCTGTCTTATTACCTTTACCTGACTTACCTCCTGAAGACATAAGCCTGTATGCATTTCGTATAGCATACGCTTCTTTTCTTAAATATTGTTTAGGTGTGGTTAAGAACATGTTAAGGGCTCTAAAGATTGGTCCTCGTGTTTGATAATAATCTCTATCTTGCAAGTCAGTAGACTGCTGAGATCTTTTAGTATCTCTTTCAAATTTAACTATAGCATAGTCAATAGCTTCTTGTTCAGAAGCGTTAGGGTTTTTCTTTTTAAATTCATTTTTATAATGAACATAGTTAGGAACACCACCTAAAAATATTGCACCCCTATCACCTATTTTTGTAGTATACATTAAAATATCTACAAGAGTTTCTTTATTAGCACCACTCATAATTCGTTGCCCCCTAATTTTTATATCAGGGAATACATTCTCCATGCCTTTATCTGAATACATTTCAATAGCTTTAGTCATGCTTTTAGCATCTCTATCTTTAAGATATGTAGAGTTTTCGGATATCTCTTTCCAAATTTCTTTAACTCCTTGACCTTTAGCAAACCTACTCAACGCAGCGTTCTTCATCCAATTTCCATAACCTATATCTGAAGCAAAAGTTAAGAAGGATGTTAACTGTTTTAAAGTTACTACAGGGTTAATACCTAAACGGGATAGTATAAACATATCCTGCATAATGTCTACAGCTTCATCCATTTGAGTGTCTGTTTTAAAAGATCCTTTGTTAGCTATCTTTTGAATAGCAGCATCTATAGCTACCATAGTAGTTTTACCATGCAGTCTTTCAATCTCTGACTTTATAATATCATTAGTAAATAATTTATTGATATCATTAATAGGTCGTGCATAAGCAGAGAAGTATTCCATGTCCCTCATATAAGTATAAAGAACATTAGTCCCATCCATAGCTTTAATTTTTTTAGAGTTTTGTTCTCTCATTTTAGTAGAGTTGGCTGCCACTACATTGTGATACTGAATCTTTCCACCATCTTTCCCTGGGATAAGATTAACACCTTCTGCTTCTTGCCCGTCTCTATAAACCATACCAGCATAGTTTACATTGTAAGGCATTTGAGTTCTATATATATCTTCATACGCTTTATTGTAATGACTATAAAGCAGTGGATACAATACATCTACCTGCCAATCTGCAAACTCTTTTAATTCTTTATATTGATCAGACTCTAATCGTGAAGTTATTTCATTCATTACATTAGTTAACCCTGCTTGGTCTGTACTAAATGTTTTTTGTAAACCTGGGTGATTAGCATCATCTTTGTATTGATTATATAAATAATACATTTGATTAGGAGATAAAACTATTTCAGTTCCGTCTGGTAAATCAATTGCCTCAGTTTTTCTACCAAAAGATGTCACCACAGATTTGTATTTTTTTCCAAACAATTCTTGTAGCTTACTGATTATTAACGCATCGTTCATTAACATTCTTCCTTTCATCTCACGATTAGCAGCGTCAATTTTTTTAGTAACTTCTTCTTGAGTGTTACCTTCAAACAATTCTGCAGGTAATAAAGATATCTTATCCATTAATAAAAACAGATCAGAGTTTTTAGCCATAACATTTCCAAGTGACTGTACAATACCATTGGCTAAATTTTTAAATCTTTCCTTAACAGTTATTTTCTTTTTAGAAGTTCCTGATTCATCTCTGCTTCTGGAATCTATAGTAGCTCTAAGTTTTTCAATAATATCCGTTACCTTGTCATTAATTTCAGCGTCTGTAGGGTTTTCAATTCCTTCATCTTTTAACTCCTGAACAGCTTGCTTTTTAAAGCTTTCAGTTCTACCTGTAACATCTAAGAATACTTGCTCAAATTGTCTACGATATTCTAAATGAGCTTTTTGTAATTGTTCTTTTAATAAAGTTCTACCAGCTGTAACAATTTGTTTTAGCTCTGTATCTACTCCCGCTAACACATTAACTTTAGTAAGATCATCATTAGACATTAGTTCATTAGCCTTAACCATATTCATAATGATTTGTAAATCAGCCATTGCTGTATAATCAGACTCACTCTTTACAGGGTTTTTAAGTAATTCATTAAACTCTGTTTCTAAATCATTTAAATATTCAATTACACTATCAGCTGTAGCTTTTTCTTTTTTACCAGTCTTAGTATTAATAACTGTCTTAGCATCCTCTATTCTCTTTTTAATATTAGCCAACCTTTTTCTTGTACCTTCATCTATCTTTACACCTTTAAGAACATTACTTATTTTCTTTAAAGTATTTGCTGGATCTAATAAGTCTGCAATAGACTTCTCTAATTTTATATTATTTTTAACAGCTGCAAACTCTAACACCTCATTCATTATTTCTTGAATGTTATCTTTACTTGCTTGTTCAATTTTTCTCATCAACTTAAGAGCTTCTGATTTTGTATATATATCAGCAGGTAAGGTTTTACGCATAAAGTTTCTAAGCTCTCTTTGTATTTTTCGTAATTGTTTTTCTCCTTTGGTTTTAGCTTTTAATATGATACGAGCATTACGAATAGATGCATTTAGGTCATTACTTTGTTTTCCTCCTAAAGCTTTAGCTACATCCAATTCTAAAACCATTTGATCAGTAGATGTCCCTTTTAATCCTTTTTCTTTTAATGCTTTATACTCAGGTTGAGACCTAAAGAAATCCATAGCCTGATCCATTATTTCTTGTTCAGACAATTTAACTTTAGCTTTAGCATTCTTTGCTAACAACTTATTATAATGAGTAGAAACTTTATTAAACAGTTTTATACCTGCTTTCATTCCTCCTTTCACATTACCTAAAGCAGGAGGGATAATACTTAATAAATCTTTATTAAGTATCATTAATTCTTTTATTTCTCTTTTACCAAATTTTCTTACTCTGGTTAGGTAGTCAGTAATAGCAGCATCAGTAAAGTTTAACTCTCTTGCTTTATTAATTATTTCTCGAGGAGAATCAAACTTGTTAAAAGTCTTTTGTGCTTTTTCATCTACACTTCTTTGTGCTTTTTCATTACTTCTTGGATTAAAAAACTTACCATTCTTACGCAAGTAATAACCTGTTAAACGACCTCTACCATATCCTTCTCTTATACGAGCTTCATCTACAGTCAAACCTAAGGATGCAGCCCAGTTTCTTAACGCACCTAATGAATGAATGTTAGGTCCTATAAACCCTTTTGAATTCATGTTATACATTTTTACCAGCTTATCTAATCCAGCTTTCTGTGCTTTTTCTTCGGAAGTGCTTTCGGTTTTTGGGGCAGGTTTAGAAATCTTCTTAACTCCCGATCCATAAGGAGCTACAACCTGAGCCTTAACTGGTCTTCCTCTTCCTTCGTATTTAGCTCTAATATCAGCAGGCATAATTTCAAAAGCATCTAACTTAATATCTGGAACGCCTACCACCTCTCCTAAAATATTAGTTTCATAAGTAGAGTGATTAGACTTTCCGCCAACTGCTGTTGGTTTTAACACCAACATTACATCGTTTTGTTCAAAATTATTTTCTTGATAAAAACCATCTCGTAAACTATTTAAATCTATAAAACCATCTTTAGATTTAATTAACTTATGAAAGTTTGTGTTAGGAGTAGCTTCTTGTTGAACAATAGCACTTAAAAAAACTTTTCTATCTTGATTTCTACGAAGAGCAGGCCACGAATCATATTTGTTCAACACATCTCTTATGGCCTTGACAGGGTTAGTAGCTAATGCTTCTTTTTTAAACTGAGCATAATCTCCGAGTTGATTTGCATAAGCATCATATACTTTTTTATTAAACAGTTTGCTTGCGGTAGGAGATCCACTAATGATAAATATATAGTCTGCTTTTTTTACATTATTAGCCATTTGTGAAGGTTGCATCCCGCTTGCCCATATAATATTAGCTGCTAAGTTTGTAGGATCTAATGCGTAGCTTGGACCTGCATCCATTTCAATACCATTGAATTCACCTTTACCTAATTGATCTGCCACCCAAAACCAAACCTTCTCATCATTCTTAACTATATTATCTATTAATCCTAATAAATCTATTTTGTTTTCAGGAGTAACTAAAGACATATTATAACTTTCTTTGAAGTCAATTTGTTTTTTCTCTTTAGTTGAAGGTTCATTAATAGTAGTTGGATCTCCAATAGGAACTGTTCCATCCTCTATAACTTCTATATCTCCCTCTGTAACCTCAGTTCCTTCTCTTACTTTTTTAGATACTGTATTAAAGAACTCGATCATATCAGCCTCTTCTTTAGTAAACTCTGTTATGTTAACAGGTAAACCAACAGCCTTAGCTGCTTTCTGTAACCATCTCTTTACTATGCTTTTAGTTGGTCCGTCTAATTTAGTATAAGCCGCAGATAAATATCCAAACAACTCAGCTACTTGTTCTTCATTCTGATCTTTAGTATTATAGTCGGCAGCAAAAGCTTCAATAGTTTTTTTCAGCTCTGGATCTTTTATTCCTTTGCTTACCGCCTTTAACATTCTTCCTGTAACTTTACTGAAGTCTGCATTTATACCAAGTCTTTTTAATAACACAGCATGCATAACCTCATGAGCTACAGTTCTTGTATTAGCCTTAGGAGCATTGACATGAATAGTATTAGTTGTAGTAGAAAATGTTCCTCTTGTTCCTTTGTTTGCTTCACTAACTGCTTGATTATAAGCATCTTCAGTAGCGTGAATAACAATATTAGTTTCAGGTATTAACTTAGCAATAGCCTTACCTGCATTCTTTGCTTGTCTTAATAAAGATGGAATAATTCTTACCGCTTTAGGATCGCCTGCAGTTTCAGTTACAGTTACATTTTCACTTACACTTACACCAGGAATATTTACTGTTGTTCCATCACTTTTGGTTATAGTTACATTATTATTTTCACTATCTACTTCAACTCCTTTAGTTTTAATTTGGTCTGTAGTAGTTTCTGTTTCTGTTTCTGTTTCTTCTTGAACTCCCGTTTGCTCGTTAATCATAGAAGTTAAATCATCTACTTCCTTTTGCGTCTGCGAGTCAAGATCATTTTTCGTTCCGAGCTCACTCTCTTCGGTAACCTCCCTGGCGGTGTTTCCATCTCCCATTTCTTGGCTACCCTCGGTAGATTCTTGTACATCCACTTTCTCTGTGCTTGACTTTTGAATGGCATCTTTTTTAGTTTTAATTTGTTCAGGAGTAGGGTTTTCTATTCCCTCCTCTTTTAATTCATTTATTGCTTGTGTATTTAACTCAGTTTCCTTAGCATCCTCTTGCATCTGAGCCTGACCTTCCCTCACAATTCTTTCTACATCATTTTCTAATTCCTGCTTTTCTCTTTGTTGTCTTTTAGTTAACTGTTGATTATACTTATCTATATCATCTTGTAATTCTTGTTGTCTCAAAAGGTTTCCTAATAACTCTTTCTTTTGTTTTGTAGGTAAATCAGTAGGAATTTGATTCATTACTCCATTGATTTGATCATACATCTGAATTTCACGCTCTCCTTCTTTTTTAGTTATCTCGTTATTTAAAATACGCTGTTTAACTTTTTCTACAAAAGCGTCCCTTACAATAGGTTCATTATGAATGTCTTCATACATTCTAAAAACATCATCTGGCAAAGCAGTAAAATCACCAGCGGTTGCAGTTTGTATTACAGCCGATGGTGTACCAATTACAAATCCACCTACTGCTTCTTGTGCTCCCGCTCTTATTACTTGCTTCACTCCGTCAGCAAAACTTTCAGGAGTTCTAAACATCTCTTTTTCTTTCATAGCATTATAAGCTTCTTTAAAACCTATATCTGCAATCTCTTGTGCTAAACCTGTTTCAAACTCCGCCAGTCCAGAAGCTGTAACCAACAGAAGTCCTTGGGCCATCATGCTGTTCACTTCTTTTTTTACTACTTGTCTAAAGTTTTGACCTGTAATATCCTTACCTCTTTTCTTTAATACTCTTAATAAAATCTTACTGGCTAAACCTTTTTGAGCAATAGCATTTCTAAAACCTATATTTTCTAACACACCCACTACTATACCTAAAGGAACAGTAAACATCATTTTTTCTCCTTCTGATATGTCTTGAAAATCAGGATCGTTTTGCATCTCTTCATTGACATGATCTTGCACCTGAGATATCATGCTATATAATCTAATAGGAGTAGGCCCTATCATAGCAGGTATAGATTCTGTCACGCCTATTAACGCTCCTCCCCAAAAAGTTTTTTTAGCTTCTTGTGTTGCTTCTCTTGTGGTTTCATCCATACCGAAGACTTCTCTTTGTCCTTGACGCACCGCATCTAACATACCCATTTTTCCATCATACATGGGATCATTAGCAAATTGAGAAAACGGATTAGCAAACTGCTCTTCACCTGGCTTCACATCATACTTTATTTGCTTACGAGCTTCGTCTAAAATTTCAGACTCGATATCATCCAATACAGAAGTAGATACTTTTCGGGTGCTTGCAGGTATTCCGTCTTTTATAGATCCTGCTACTTGTATTTCTCGTTCAGTTCCTTTAGCTTCATCTAATATTTCTAACATTGAATTATACTCTTCATCATCAGAAATAATTTGTTGTATTCTTTTATCTGTATATGTGTCTCCTAATACTCCTTTCTCTCGAGCCTTAGTAAGAACTCGAGTTCTGTATTCTCTTTTAGACATCAACCCTCCTTCTTTAGGGGCAATCCATGTCCCAAGGTCTAACATTTTATTTGCTGTTTCAGATGCGATACGAGCCGATCCATCTAACAATGCATTATAACCAAACCCTAAAACACTTCTTTGTTTGCTACGCATTTCATACCACGCTCCTACAGCAGCATCTAAATCTTTACCCTTTTGAGCTAATGTTTTTTTAGAAGAGGCAATAGTAGATTGTGCTATAGTAAGTTCTTCTAACAGTCTTTTAGGGGTGGTAGCTAATTGTTCTCCCTCAGGACCTTCAACATATATTACTTCATTTGGATCTCTATCAGCTAAATTGTTACTGTCATAAAAATTTTTTGCTTCTAAATATTTTTTTATATTATCCCTTACAAGATTGGTTTCGTCATTAAAAGATTGAACCATATCTTCTACATTCTTTTTACTTTGAATCTTTTGTTTTTTTAAAACATATCCGTTTTCTAATTGGTATAAAGCTTCGCTTTCTGCTCTATTATTTTTTAAAAATTGATTTAACTTATTAGCTTCTTTACTTTCAAAGCCTAATAAATTTCCAGTAGCAGGATCTAAATCTATAACAACTGTATTACCATTAGCCGCTATTACTTTCATTGCGTCACGTAATCCTGTTTGGTCAAATTTAAAACCGTAATCATTAAAATGATAATTCATTAAAGGAACTACAGCTTCTTCCTCTTTATCAATAAGATCAGAATTAATTTGTTGTAAAGACTGCTCAAAGAAATCTTCAGTGGCGTTTGCATTTGGAGTAACAAACTCTTCTTCTTTAGTAGAAAAAGTTTCAGGTTGCATAAGGTTATTAGGATCAACCTCATTACCTTGACCTATATTTATAGTATCTTGTTCAGTTTCTTCAAGCTGAACATCTTCATTACCTACATTTAAAGTGCTATCAACCTCTTCTCTACTTGGTTGAAGAGAAGGCTCCGATGAGCCAGGTCCTTCCACCACCGTTGTATCTGAGGCCATAACTTCCTCTTCTCCAGTACCAGGTGTAACGGGCTTTTTTTTTTCAGGGGCGATACCCATTAACTCAACAAAATCTAAAATGGTATCTCCATATCCATCATCAACGAATAACTGATACGCATCATTTACTGCGTCTTCATTGGTACTTAAAAGCTCTTTAAAGTCATCTATAGAATCTGAGTATCCGTCTTTTACAAACAGATTATATACGTCTTGTAGTGCGTTTTCGTTCATAATTATTTATTATATTGACTGGCATTACCACCACCCTTTCTGTTTTTTATAGTTTTCTGAATCATCTCTTGCATTTTGCTTACTATCTCCGCAGTTTCCATAGCAAATACATCATCATCTACTTTCATTTCTTTACCGTTTATTGTAAAGTACATGGTGTTACCATCCATTCTTACACTACCCTCAAACTCTTTTGGAAAAAATTCTGGTTTTGCAAGAAGTCCTGTAAACACTTCTACCACTTCATTATTACTATCGTTAAGTGCATTTAAACTTTCTCCTAAAGAAGAGTCATTTATAAATTCTACAGCAGTAACTTTAACTCCATCTGCATTTTCAAATTGAGCATTCGTGTCATACGGAATAGATTTTTGAGGACCACTTACAGTCTGTACGTTTCTTGTTGTTTTTCTATCTTTAAGTAAATCTCTACCTCCAGCATCAAGCCACGCATCAAACTCATCCTCACTTAACCCTGATGCTTTCCACATTAATCTCATTGATTCTTCAGGAGTAGCATCTTCTTTAATCTTATCACCCACTTTAAATGGAGCATCCTCTGCGGTTTTACCAGGATTTTCGCTCACCCAAGTATCTATATCTTCTTGAGTAGCATCTCTCTCAGTTTGAGTATTAACTTCTAAAGGATCTCTTCCAGGATAAGTAACTATAAACCCAGTGTCAGTTGCTTCCATATTAGTTATAGTTCCATTACTTGCGTCTACCAAATATCTCAAACCTGCAGCTGATTGCTCCGCATCTCCTGAAACTGCATACATTAAGTTTTTACCTTTAGATAATAACTTTTTATCAGATCCACTCTTCGCAATACTTGCCGCATTAGGCTGTTGTGTTTGAGCTAAGCTTTTAGTAGTTTCTGTTTCTTCGTAATCTAAAGATCCTGTGATTTGAGCTCTAACATAATCTCTTGCTTTTTCTTTTTGAGTCTCGTTAAACACCGCTTTATATTGATTGTCTTCACCAAACTCTAAAACCAAAAATGGATTATTTTTTTCATCATTATTATTTTCTGCCATCCATTTGTCATAGTCTTCTTGACTACCACACTTATATGATTCGCCATTATCTGTTTTTAAATCAGCATTAATAATCATACTATTAACATCCATAGGATTAGACATAATTTCCTGCACTTTTAAATCTAAAAACTTTTTACCTTTTTCCGAATTACCAAACTCTGTTTCAGCTCTACTTATTATTTCTTTAGTAAGCTTTACATTAGGCCCCACCATGTCGGTAGCAATTTGTCTGGTAATAGTACCCATCTCATCTTGTATAGCCACTACTTCTTTTCCTATATCAAAATTATCTATCTGTTGTTTCATTAAAAGAGTAAGCCTATTTACCGTCATACTATCTCCTCCTTTAACAGGCTTTCCTGTTTTAGGATCTATTCTTAATAAAGAAACATTTCCTGTTGTAGGATCAGTCTGTACAGAAATATTATTTAAATTAGCAAACCCCTCAGTTAGAGTAGCAAGGTATTGTTCAGCTGGAGCACCTGTTCCGTCTTGCAATCTTTTAGTGTAGTTTTGGAAAGTTTTATCAAAATTAGCCATGTTTTTCTTTAGCAAATTAAAACCATTTAATTGGTTTTGCTTAAACATAGTAGCTTCCGAAGGCTTCATTAAACCTCTCTTTACTAAATTTTGAACATCTAATAATTTATTTGCCCCATCTGTTCCAGCATTCATCATAATTTGCTGAGCGGTAGGGTTATCGTATTCTCCTAATTCGTTTAGTTTAGCTTGTTGATCCGCAAAACTTTTTTCTATTGCCGCTTTTTTCTTTTCTCTTTCTTCGGCTATACCTGTAAATGTATCTGATATTACCTTGGCTTGTTTTCCCCAATCAATTAATGATGCGGGATCTTGCCTTTCGTAAACATCAAAGTCTATACTTTTTTTTGCGAATTGATTTGCCATACTTTAAGATTTATTTTTAATCATATTTTCCAGACATATAATCCATTCCATAATCGGTTTGGAACATAAATTCGTTATCCTTAAAATTGTACATTGCTCTGCCTTTTTCAGCGTTTTTAAGTTTCTTATACATCTCTGGATCATTTCCGTATTTTTCTCCTAATTTGGCTGAAAATTCTGCCTCACTCATACCTTCAGGTCTTTGGTCTGCATATTGTTCGGCTAATTTAGATCCTCTCCTATCTGCTCTACTTTGACTATATAATGGAGCTAATGAAGCAACTCCTGTTGCTACCCCTGCTATTCCTTGAACTCCAGAACTAATACCTGCTGCTCGAGCCGCTTCAGCATCTCTTTTTCTTTGATTTTGCTCTCTTGCATAAGCCACATCCATTTCAATAAGTTGTTGGTTTATAGCGTCTTTAGAATCAGCTTTCATTTTTTCAAGATCTGAAATATCCTCACCCATAGCGATACGAGTTTGTTCGCCTGCTGCAGTTTGTTGAGCTCCTATCCTTCCAACACCTGCAGCCAAAGATCTGGCATCCCCTTCTTGTAATGCTTCAACACTTTGCTTTTGAGCTGCTAATTGATTTTCAAATTCTGATTCGTATGCGTCTAAAGGAATTGTTAATCCAGCATACTGGTCTACTTCAGCTTTTGCTTTTGCTTCTGACATTGCTTTAGCCGCTTCAGCGTCTGCTTTTTTAGCTGCTGCTTTAGCGTCTGAAGCTTGTTTAAAACCTTGAGCTGCTTGATATCCTGAGGCTGCTATGCCTATTACTGCTGCGGTTGCTACTGCCATATTATATTGTTTTTATCATTTCATGTGTATAGGTACTACCTTCCACAAAACCTATTTTTTTATATACATTAATCAAAGGTTTATTTTTAATCAACGCATATACATATTTTTTACCCAAACTTTCTGCTTTATCACTTATAGTTTTTACTAATAACTCTAAAGCTTCTTTTCTTTTTTGTCTGTCTTTATATTTTAAATTAGATATAATCCAATCACACCAGGTTGCTTGTGAGTTAGTTATATACATAAATCCTGCACAAATTGGAGTTTCTCCATCATAAACAATAAAGCCACCCATTCCATTCTCTGGTAAAAAATCTTTTGAAGGAGGTGTCCACCTCCAGTCTTTCCACCAATTACACAGAATGTTTTCATAATCTCCTTCTTTTAGTGGTAATATATTTAATTTCATTTATGCAAAGATAATAAAATCTATGGAAAACTTTTCATGACACTACTACCTACAGAAAATAACTCTACCGCTTCAGTGTTGTCATTTTGTAGCGTAAAATTCATAAAGTATCCACGAGCTCCATTGGATCCAGCTATTGCATCTTTTATAAATGAAATAAAATCTCCTAACACAGGTACAACCCCTGGAAAAGGATAAGGTAAAGGAGGGTTAGGTAAAGCAGGATAAGGTCCTACAGTATCTACTGTAATAGACGCAGGAGTTACAACCCCTGTAGCAATATTAGTTGTAGATTGTCTTACCACATTAGTGACAGCACCAACAAATGTTGGTGTTCCAGAAACTGCAGGAGGCGTAGTAGGTGTAGCTGAAAAAACCCTATCTCCAACCGTAACTAAATTTCCAATGTTTTGTAAGTTAAATTCTATAACTACTGCTGTTGGCGGTCCTGTTATATTACTACAAACACCTATACCATTAGCTGATCTATCTCTAAAATTAGCAGTTGTATTATTTTCTCTTAAAAAAGAAAACCACTCTCCTTCTTTTTGTACAAACCAAGTTTGAATTGGTGGACCTGGATCACCAGGAATAGATCCTGTATTTAAATCTGTAAATAACCCTGTACAGTTCCACGCATCATTACTTTCGTATGACATGGTTTTGAATAACTTAATAGTTTGCGGCTCAAAATTAAACACCGATTGAATAGTAGAACTATACTGAACTCCATAATAATTATTTCTTAAAGGATTAGTATTGTGTCTATATAAATTACCTCCACTCCAAGTATAAAAAAATCCATTCATTCCACACATATAGTCAGGTAAAAATGAATAAAAAGAAGGCCATCCTTTTACATCTTCGCTGTATGATAAAGTATTTGGTTCAAATGGTGATGACATAGTTTTATATTTTTAAATTTAACATGTTCCTGAACAAGGGGTTACTGCGGTTACTACTCCATTTGGCCCTACTGTTACACATTGATAGGCTGTTCCATTATCTACTAAGTAATCTCCTGCAGGCATTATAGTTACTCCATATTGGTCTACGAAAGCCCAGTCATTAACAAATACCGCATTAGCACCTCCACTATTTATATTTCCTGGATGAGCTGTAAAAAACGGATCAAGTAAAGGCGTAGCAGTACAAGGTTGTGGAGATGGTTTACAGGTAAAAGAATTTAAAGCAACAGGACAGGTAATAAACATTCTCCACCCTGTCCCCGAACAAGGTCCATCAAATATAAAATCTATTGTATCAGGAAATGCATTTGGTTTTGGTATAACCATCATACTGTATCCTGGTGCATTAGTAGTAAAGTCAACAGGATTAGGGCTACCTCCTTGAGGATCGTAAGGCCCTAAAGTTTGAGTACCTACAGAAGTAGGTGTGGTTGGAAAACCTGCAAGTGCTACATCATAATCAAATCTATCCACTACAGAAACCTGCCCTGAACTTCCCGCTGCATTAGTGTATCCTCCTGGAGGAGGTGAACACTGAGATGCTGCCTCAGCAATAGTACCAATCAACCCTTGTAAATATCCTTCTGAAGCTGAAGAGTATTCTGAAGCTACCGTAGGTGTTCCTGAATTATCATAATCAAAAGACCATGTACATTTATCAGGATAACTATAAGGATCAAAGCTGGCTAAAACAACTCCCGTTGCTGGCCCCACATAAGCACTTAAGAAATACTGTCCTTGTCCTCCACTTCCAGTAATAGTAGTATCACATTGTACTATACAAGTAGGACAAGTTGTAGCCCCTCCTAATACACCTCCAACCATTTCTCTATATATACCTCCTTGTTGATACCAACCATCAGGGGCAACAGTTGTAAGGTTGCTATCAGTATAAATCTGAGTAGCTGCAGCAAAGGTTGAACCTGCCCAATAAAAAGTTGTTGAATTAACGCACGCCATATCTTTATTTTATTTTATTATTTAACATGATCCTTCTCCTATTACTACTCCATTTGGACCAAGCTGTATCCATCGTTTTGGAGTTAATGTTGTTGTTGAACTTGGATCTACTACATAAAAACCTGGAGGCGGATAGCCTGCAGATAACAAACAAGTAGAATTAGCAAACACTATATTTCCTGTTACTGGTAAACCTCCACTACCCTGGAACCCTACTTGACCTTGACTTCCTGGAGAACTCACAGAAGTTTGACACGCTTGTGCTGATGTATTTGTAACTGGTCCAAGATATACCGTATCACACTGTACCTCACATTGACAACAAACTTCTTCTTCAGTTGATGGGTTTGAACAGTAACATAAATTACCTGAACTAATTAATCGTAAATCCCAAATTAAATATAAATACTGATTACCTAAAGGCATACTGAAGGCTGGTTCAGTAGCCTTAAACTCTCCTGGATTAGACGCAATAATAGGTCCACTTACAACAGAAGATGCTAACAATAAGTTTTGTATATCTGTAGGAGTAGAATTATATAAAGTATTAGAAGATAATATTCTAAATTTATGTAATGAAGGATTAAAATCAAAAGTATCTGTTGCCAGCTTTTGAGTTCTTAAAGTTATATCCGCTCCATCATAAGGGAACACACCTACGGATCTTACTCCTACATTTACTTCATATTCTGAAGGTATAAAATTAGTTATAGTAGCAGGATCAAGATCATTAGAAAAAGGACTTATAGTTACTATATCATTCCAATTATAATTAGCAGTAATAGTTTGTCCATTATAATTATTAGAAGAAACTACTACTTGAATTACTGTTAAAGGAACTTCTGGTGGACACTCTACAGTAACGTCATAAGTAGAAGTTACCAGAGGTGTTAAAGTAACAGTACAGATTTGAGGTGTATTGTAAAGTTTATCAAAAGTTAAGGTTCCATTACTGTTTGCTGTTACAGTTGTTACATCACCATTCCAATCTACAGTTATAGTAACTTGTCCTCCTGGAGTTATATTGTAAGGCACACTAACAGTTCCAATTACTTCTCCTAAATCTACTTCATATGTAATAGCTTGACTACTATTAAATTGGCTGACAGTAGTACCACAAGGAACTTGATTTACAGGAGTAGGTACTTGAATTAAATTAGTTCCTAATACATACTCTTTCATATAAGGATCATAGGCTCCTAATTTTTGCGTAGTTAATTGAGTGTTAAAACAATCTCTAAACCAACTATTCATTCCATAACTGGATACCACTTGTAATTGATCATTACCTTTAGAAGCACCTCGTAAGTTTATTACAGCCCCTCTTTTAGTGTCAGTAAAAAACATATCATAACCCCACGAAGTAAAACTTTCAGGATTAAAACTTATACCATATTCTTCTATACGAGCTATCTGTGTTCCTAATACTTCAGGAACAGAAGCTATTGCTCCACCACCAGTTGAATCTGTAATAACATTTTTAGAGGCTAACACATAAGATATTCTGTCTTCTTGTAAACATAATATATCGGTCTCTCGAGCATATAAAATTTGAATAGGACCAAAAGTAGTTTCACAATCTTTAAAGTTTAATAATCCTAAATTAAATTCATTAAGATTATTACTATTAGCTGAGCTACTATAAACACCACTATAAGTAATACCTGCAAATCTATCTGCCTCTTGAAAGTCTTGATTAGACACTGCTAATACCCGCTCTCCTAATTGAAAAGATTTACCTGCGGGACTATCATATATTTTATAACTTTCTACTCCATTACCAAAAACAAAACAGTTATAAAAATCTAACATTGTTATCATAAAATCTCCAGCTGCAGTTTGGTCTTGACTGTTTGGAGCTATACTATATGATCCCGAACCACCATTACCATCTGGATCAAATCTTCTGGCAGCCATATGATACTGTTGTCCGTTAGGATCTGCAGGATCAGGCTCAATATCTAAAAGCTCAGAAGCATCGTAAAATAAATTTGGATCAGCATCCCCTGGAACAGTTTCAAAAACAAAAACACCTCCTGTTCGAGTAGTCTCAATTTTAAAACAAGCTCTTCCTGGAAACCATCCGCTATCACTCCATGATGCTTCAAACTCTTCTGTTAAAGCTCCACTCCAAACAAAGAACTGCCCACCTGCTGCATTTTGCACTATACTACACTTTACAGCATACTCTGAAGTTGCACAAGCAGCACTTGTACTGGTATACAAAGTGTTATCAAATGATATAGACATCCCATTATTATTAGTCGTTCCTGTACCATTAGTAGTCATTTTACTTGCTAAATCATCTCCTACAGCCCACTGATGGAATGTGTTATAATCTTGAGAAGCTGTAAATGTTCTGTCGTAGTTTATACTTGCAGCAGCGTTAGTACCACCTCTCCAAGAACGACCTTTTATTCTTATAGAAGAACCAACAGGTATAGTGTAAGGAACTCCATTAGCATCATTTAAACTATAATTACTAATACAGGCACCACCAACACTTGATCCACTTTCATTTTTACGACATATCTCTGGATAAAAATAAGTAGAGTTTTCTATAGATTCTATAGTCCATCCAGAAGGTTTTAATAACATATATAAACCTGATAAAGATTTATCTGTAATACCCTTACCTGAATACGATTGAATATCTAAAACAACTGCTTTAGCACCTGTTACAACCGCCCCTTGACTATCTTGTTTTACTATTAACTCATCTCCTGTTTTTAATACATTTTGGTTTTGACCTTCTAATCTGAACCATACTTGACTTGGATCATTAGCATCCGCTACTGGCAATCCTGCACCTGTAGCTTCGGCACTTCCATCTTGCACATAAAACAAGTTAGAATAAATAGTTTCATAAGTTCCTTGACTCGGTTTAATTACAAACTTATATTTACGAGCCCAGTATGGAGGTAAGTTTTCTAATGTTACTTGAATTCGATTTTTAAAAACACAAGTTGAAGCATCAAAAAATACAGTAGGACGTTGGCTTGTTAATACTGTGGATGATCTACCATACTCATCCATATATACTATACCTACTTCATAATCTCTATTGGAATGTAAACTTCCTGAATCTGCATCTTGTAAATAAGATGCTGTGGAAGAAAAACTTAAAAAGTTAAAATATCTAATTGCATGAGAAAATACTCCTGAGTTTGTTCCATCAGCTTGGTAATACTGAATACAAGGAGCTTGAATAGAAAAACTATTACCTGTATTTGTGTAAGCAAAACCATCAGGGAAACAAACAGGGTTAGAAACTGCCCCTCCACTTACTATTTGATAACCCACACCTGTATTACCTACTAAAGTATTAATACCGCCATCTATATCTTGTAATTGTAAAAAATTATCACCTGCTGTTGGAGTTACTAAAATAGAGCAACTCAATCCCGTTAACTGATCTATTACTATCATTCCAGCGACTAACCCAAGAGCTGGATCACCAAAATCAAAACCAACCTGAACCATATCACCTGTATCAGGTGGTCCAGGAGTTATAGTTCCACAAGGAGTAGTAGCTGGATCACAATCAGTGACACCTGATGTAATAATTGTAGTAGAACACGGTGTTGGAAACGGATTCGTGTCTAAGGCTGTAAGACTACAAAGTTGTGTAGGAGCCTCAGGAATACCTCCTATACCCCCACTTACCATTACAAGTCCAGTTGTAGATATTGGATTGTCTGATTGCTGATAAAACTTATCACTTAAAGTAGCACCTTGACCACTATCATAACAAGGGTATAAGGGTTTTACAACATTAAGACCTGTAAAGTTTTGAGCAACACTTCCTCCAATTCTATCCTTAAATGCTTGAGAAGATAACATAGCGTTTACATCTGCATAACCCCCTGGAGGTACAGTAAAACTAAATGGAAGCGTAAAAGGAGAGCTTTGTAATGCAGCTCCACCAGGACAAAAAGTAGCCCCTCCACTATCAGTACATACCGTAGCGGTAGTCTGCTGCATTGTTATACCAAACTGTATAATAAGACCTTCTTGAATATTACCACCACCAGCAGGGTTTAAATCTGATAAATCAAAAGTTAGAACCGAATCAGGCTCATTATGAATACCATCAAAATCATATACCCCATTAGAACTAACAGGATCAGGTAAATTGGTACCCGCTATTTCTCCACTTAATCCCTCTAAATCATATACAATAGGAATCTTTGCTCCACCTTCACTATATCTAATATCATATCCATCTACATAATTACCATACATTAAACGATTACCTTGTATGGTTTGTGCTTTAGCAGTACGAGGTACATTATCATATAGCCTTAATAGTTCATCACTACCTAATGTAGTATAAATCTCACTATTAGTAAATGTAACCATTTTAAAGTCATTATCTGACCATCCTAATTCTTGTTTATTGTATCTTTTAATTACATATATAACATTAGATGTACTTTGTTTATATAATAAATCTACTTCTTTTACTCGTTTACTTCCTGTAGAAAAATGAACATCAGCCCCATTAAACCTATTTTCCATTCCGTCATTCCAAAAATTTTGAATGCTTAAAGCAAATGCAGATGGCTGAAATGATGGCTTAGAAAATAAAGAGGTAGCACTATACTGCCCATCTTGATATCTATAACGATAACCAAAGCAAAGAAAACGAGTTTCCATATAATTCTCTTCTCCTGGAATAACTCGAGGTTTTACATAAGGAGCTCCTAAAGGAGCTATTTGTCCTGCTGCAGTATCAAAATCTTCATACCCTGGAGGCTTAACTATAACACTTACATCTTCTTCTTCCAACACATCATCTATCGCCCCTGGACCTGGATAAGCATAATCACTTGAAACATTAATTACTCTTGGAGGATTAAGGTCATCAGTAAAAAATAATAAATTTTCAATCTTACTTACACCTGTAATTAAATAAGTAAAACTAAAATTTAAAACAGATGTGCTGACTACATGATAAGTTAATGATCCTAAATTAGTATTATAAGAAACAACCATATCTACCACTCCTGTGGTTATTGAGTTAGGATTGTTTTCATTATGAACAAACCAATACAGAGTTTCGTTTATTCCATCTTCATATACTCCAATAGTTCTTATATCTCCCTGTAATGGAACTCCGTTAAATTCTAACTGAGTTAAAACAGTATTACCTAAAGAGTTTTCTACCGCTCCAATTTCAGTATTTTCTGTAGAACCTAATCGAACATTTAAAGCATCAATATATTCTCCTGGTGGAATAAGCCTTTCATCAACAGACTTATTCATTTTACCCGCTATAAAATTTGTTGAGGTTAACGCCATATTATTTTAACTGTTTATCCTGACCTCTTAAATTCATTAAGAGTCTACCAGGGTGTATATTACTTAATCTTAATTTAGCATTACGAAGTAAAGATGATTTATCTTTTCTTGCTCTGTTAATTATATATTCCTGTACTCCAAATCGGCCATTCAAAATAGCATACTTAATATAAGCATATAAGTAGTCTTCAAATAATTTGTTTACACTAACTGCTGAATCATCACCGTTTTCCATACCATCTGATACATACTCTAAAACGACCATTTGCCCAGACATAACTGAATTAAAATTAATTACTCCTCCCTTTTTATTAATACTAAATGTAGGGTTAACATTTGCAGTTTCAGTATTTAATCCAAATCTACTACCGACTTGATAATCAAAATACCAACAACCGTCTATACAATATCCTTCTTGACCATGAAACTTACCCTCTCCTAAGTATAATGTTTTTTGTTTTCCATCTTTTCTTTGTGTATCCCAAAACGACTCATGAGGTTTTAAAACATTACCGTCAATATCAAATAATATTCTACAATCATGATCTTGTAAATAAGCTCCACTCCAATTGGTTTGAATGTTTTCAGTTAAAGGATAAAGCATACCATCTTTTTCCCAAGAAATCCTAACCCAATTTACATAGTCGGGAGGTAAAATAAATCTAAGAGTTTCACATACAGTAAGTTCTAATATTTTTATTTCTTTCATTGCATCGTAATTCAATTCTTGAATTCCTCTTTTTGCGTGAAATAAAACTTGATATCTGTTTAAATTATTTACAATTTCATTGTTTCCTTGAAACATTAACATAAAATTATTTACAATATCATCCAAAGAAACATATTGATAAGAACCCCAATTAGCATCTGAAGGAGCATTAAATGATGGTCCAATATTATTTTCGTAATAAACGTAATCTGTAATATATGTCATAGTTAACTGGTTTCTTGTGTTTCTCTATCTTCTTCTGCTTTTCCAAAATTATATACTTCTGCTTCTCTAATTTCTATCCCTACATATTGACAAATTTTTGCTATTAAAGTTGGCTCATCAGAATCAGGTAATTCAAATTCTTGAAAGTCAGGTTGAGTAGGATCAAACTGAGGTTCACCTAATTGTAAGTTTTGGAAGGTCCATCTCGGTGTTAATGGATATCTTATATATTGAGCTTGTATAGCACCTGGCTGTAATATAGTAGAAGGATATACAGTAATATTATTATTCTCTAAAGTATACGCTGGATAGGTAGTAGTAGGTGCAGTCAACATAGAATTAGTTAAATAAAATATTTTATTTTGACTTACTCTTTCTACCTCTCTAATATTGGTATTAGAATATATAACATAACTTTCTCCTGCCAATGTAAATATATCCGCACTTAAATCTACTGTTGTTGTGTTTACTACCCCTGTTACAAAAGCTTGTTGAAAGGTAGTGGTGTTTACTACAATACTTCCTATATTAGGAGTTGGTGCACCCGCAGGAATAGTAGTCCAACCTATAACTGCTGAATCTATTAATTGATTAGGAGAAGCAGACGTACATGTACCCGTAAACAATGGAGTGTTGTAATAAAAAAGTTTATTTATTAAATAATAATTTAAAGGCAAGGAATAAACATTTGCATTTACTTGAGGTAAAAATACAGTATCTGAAAAACTGTCCATTACTTCTAATAAACCTTTTGTTATATCTGCATAGCCTGTTCCTGAAGCTCTATTGTTTTGTCTAAGAATCCAGTTATTGTAAGAATAAAAATAATCTTCAAACATATCCAACTGTGCTTGCTTAGCATACAAATTAAAATCTTGAGGAGTTATGTATCCGTAATTATTTTTATTTGCTATTGCTAATACAGTATTTCGTACTTCATTTATAGATGCCGCCATATTAAATAAACATTTTTACAAAGATAACAAAAAAAAAAGAGGTCCACATTTTTTGCAGACCTCTCCTTGTACGATAAAACAACTGTTATGAAACTGCTGTTATAGCTTGACTTAGAGACACGTCAATAGTTGAGTCAGTAAAGCCTTGGCTCCAAACAGCTACAAGAGCTCTTTCTACTGCAGCTTTATCTGCAGCACCAAACGATCCTACACCTGTAAGGTTAATTTGCTTATCTGCATAGTTAAGGGTTAATGTCCCTCCACTTTCGCCAACATATACTACACTGCCACCAAAAACATAATCTCCGATTTTTAAAAATTTATTCATGATTTCTTAATTTTAAAAGGTGAATGTTACAGCATTAACACTTTCGCTTAATGCTGGAATTGTATACTCTACTGTGCTCCATTTTTGTTCTTGAGCGTTTTTTATTACCTCGAACACTTTATCTACATCTGCTTGTACTAAAGCTGATGCTGAGGCAAGTTTAATTTGCGAACCGCTCTCATAATCAATAACTATATCATCAGCTGCGTCTAAATAGCAAGATGCGACATTCATTAAAGAAATGAGTCCTGTACCACCTGTTGTGGTAATGTCTCCATACTTGTGCATAATTTTAATTTTTTAATTAGTAAAAAAACTACCACTTATTGGTAGTACTGTGTGCAAAGATACAAAAAAAAAAGCACCTGTTTTAGGTGCTCTCTTTATTACTCTTCAGTAACCTTAGCTTTCTTTTTAGGTTTAGGCTTTTCATCTCCTCCTAATACTTTTTTAAGAAGTTTATAAGTTTCTATACCATCATCAGTTTGCATATAAGAAGCTGCGATGTCATAAGGATCTTCTCCAAATGGAACTGTTAACATTTTCTTTTTATTAGTTGGAAGATTAAAGTAAATATCTCTACCTTTATTTCTTGATTGTAAAAGATTATTGCTAAAAAACTTAACTACATCATCTTGTAATTGTAAAGCAGGATCATTTAAAGCATCAATAAAGTCTGACGGATAAGTACGAGAATATACTAATACATCTCTTTTTAATTCTGCAGTAGACATTTTAGAAGTATCTCTCCCTAATAAAACTCTACCTAAAGTTTCTAAAGTATTTATATCTAAATCTCTTGCTAAAAGCTGAGCGTCTAAAACTAACTCTTCTACTTCTAAATCTTGAGCAGCGTCTTTAGCATGATTTATTTCTTCAAATATCATTCCATTACCAGGGTGTAATGATAAAAATTCTTGCAACACCTGATTACTTCTTTCTACATTTAAAAACCCGTCTTCAAAAATAATAGGTTCCATAATTGCATTTCCATCTTGCTCATCTTCAAATGGGCTTTTTTGATTTCTTGCATAACGAAGAGGTCGGTTAGTTCCTGTTTCTTCATCAAAATAAAGTAATGGTGATCTTTTGTTGTGGTGAGAGTTTAACATAAAGCACAATGGTGCTACCTCACTTTTAAGTTTATACTGTTTTGCAACAGATTTGGTTATCTTTTTCATTTTATTATAATTTAATTAAAGTTAAAAAAAAGGGGAGGAGGTTAGTCCTCCCCCTGATTATTGTTAGTTATTAATCTCTAAACAAGAAGAAGTTGTTTGCACCTAAAGTACATACAGCTCTTTCTGATAAGAAGTTAACTGTCATCGCATCTAAAGAAGATGTTCTTGCTCCACCAGCAGAACCAGTGATCCAAGTTTTGTAACGTCTGTCTTCAGTTTCAGAAGCTCTATATCTAACATGTAAGAATGGTCTCTTAGCGTTCTTACCTAAGATTTGGTCATATACAGTTGTAGAACCAGCTGGAACCATAAGTCCATTGATTGCACCACCTGTTAAACCTCCTCTCATAGTAGGATCGTTTAAGTATTTCCAGTCTGACTTGTAGAAGTCATAACCTCTACGGAATCCTGTAAACCCTAAGTTAAGAGCCATCTCTTCATCATTATCAAATAGACCATATGAAGTACCACCCGCTCCATAAGAGTTTTGAGCAGCTAACATATCATCAATATCAAATGAGAATTGTCTGTTAACAAAGATTACATTTTCCTCGATAGCACCTTGCTTATCAAGTCTTTGGATAACTGAATCGAAACCTGCAAGAGCAACTGGGTTACCACCGCTCCATACATTTCCTCTTGTATTTACTACATGGAAAACTCCTTCAGAACCATTGTTACCAACAGCTCCAGTCGCTGCAGCCGCACCAGAACCAGCTTCAGCTGGAACCGCTTCAACCATTGCAGTTTCTAAGTAGTCTTCAAAACGAAGTCTTGTTTCGTGCTCAGACTTTAAGTACCAAAGGTATCCGCTTGCACCGTTCTCAGTAGTTACCTCTATCCATCCAATTTGTGCCATGTCAGAACCATTTACTTGGTAAGTGTCCTTAATGATAATTGGATTGTTTTCAAAGATAAAGTCTTGAGCTTCGATAGAACCGACCATTCCTTCTTGGCCTTTCTTAAATTCTGATCCATAAATAAATATAGTACAGTCTGTAGCCGCACCCATTGTTTGACCACCACCTTCGTAGTAAGCTACGTCAATAGTGTATATAGGACCTGCTGCTGTATCTACAGATGTTACAATCGCCTTATTGCTTAAAGTTGAACCAGCAGTTTCATCAGAAATCATTATAGTTTGACCTACTCTGATTGCTGTAAAACCATTAGCTGGTGCAGATGAAGCTGGAGGCGAAGCTGGGTTAACTTGAGCTGTTGGAATAGTCCACGTTGCTACGTCATCCGTTGCTACCGCTGTCGTTGTACATCCTGTGTATTTAGTATGTAACCTTCCTTGTTCAGCCCACTTTATAAGGTCTGAGTTAGAAGGCATTTCAGCACCAACCATTCTTAAGAATGATGCTACTGTTCTGTTACCATAACGCTCAAATTCTTTCTCATATGTATCTGGAAGATACTGATTTAAGAAATCAAAGTCAGTTAGGTAATTTGTTGCCAGTGCTACTTGCTGTCCACTTGGTTGCAAGTCAAAGCCTGGAGGTGTTATTACTGCCATTTTTTAAATTTTTTTTAGTTTATACTCTTTTTATACTTCTAATTTTGAGGCCCTTTCCACTACTACTATCGCCCACAGCTCTAATCTTTAATCCATCTTTACTGAAACTTTGCGGAGTTTTCCTTACGTCCATATTAATGTTTTTTGATTTCTTAGCAACATTATCTACAGCTTCGGTCATTCCTTGATTGTAAAAGAATTCAGCAAATTTGTCTAAATTCATAGCAACTGACATAGCCCTGTGATATCCTCGAGCATCTTTGATTAGTCCGCTGTCTGTGTCCATATATTTATTGACAAAATTATTTACATCAGACTGCTTACTTTTCAACTCGTCTTTATCTCCTGGCTTAAAGGTGAAACTTTTTTCTCCGATATTGAACTCAAAACCTTTGAACTCATCGTTAAAAACCTCATTGGTTTTATCTAAAAAGTAATCATACCTTTTCTTTTGTGCGTCTCGAGCATTGTTAGACTCCTCTATATAACTTTTATAGCTATTAAATTTTTCTTTGTCCTCGGCAGATAACCCACCCCCACTTGACTCAAGAGGAGCTTTATATTTATCTCTTTGTTCGTTTAAAAACTTTTTAGCTTTTACAAGTTCTCTTTTTTTAGCTAATTGCTTTTTCTTAATATCCTTTGGATCATCTAATTCTTCATCAAACGAGAATTTATCCTCCATGATATCTTGAATATCTTCCATATCTAAACCTTCTTCAGTTTTAGAATAGTAAGCTTTTAGCACTTGGTCTCCGTCCATTTCATCATAATCCTTTTGTAATTCAACAAAGTCTTTGAGTCCACGTCCAGTTTCCTTTTTATATTTAAAATACGCTGCAACATCTTCAGGTAAATCTTCATTTGATTTTTGTGTTTCAAACAATTGATCTACCGATTCGATATCTTTATCATATCTTTTTTTAATATATGAAAGAACGTCTGTATCACTTAACTCTGATACGGGAGTTTCTTTTTGTGCTTCTCCTTCCTGTTGTACTTCTTTTTGTTTCGTGTCGGTGTTGGTACTCGCAGTGCGTGTATCCACTCGCTCCACGTTAGTGTCATCTTTTGGAGTTTCAATTTTTTCTTCATGCTCTTTAAGAAGTTTTTCTTCAACTTCTGCTTTGGATTTTTCAACCCCTGACACGTCTTTTACTGTAAATTTATTTTGGTCCATTTTATTTAATTTAATTTTTTACAAAGTTAATACTAATTTTATTATATTTTTAAGCCCATTATCTTGGATCAAATTCCGCTAAATCAAACCCATCTAAACTATCTTCATTAGATTCAAAGTTAATTGGAGGAAGATTTCTTTTACGCTGCTCAATCATTTTAGACTGCTGGGTGTTAGCCATAGTAATTCTTTCTGCTTTACCATCTTCTTTCTTTTGCTCACGCATATCTATTTGCTCTTGCTCCATTCCTCTAAGTTGCATATTATAATTAAACTCAGCATCCATTAATCTACGTTTAAGATTTGCTTCATTGTTTTGTTTTTCAATTTCAAAAGCAATTTCAGCTTGTTTAATTTGAATCTTAGCTTGTAACTCTTGTTGGGTTTTTTGCATCTCAGCTTGAGCTTTCATTTGTTGCAGCTGTTGTGCTTGCTGTCCTTGCATGGCTTGTTGCTGTTGAAGTTGTTTTTGTTTTTCAACTTCTGTTTGTTTACGTTTTACTTTAAGTAATTGATTAGCCATTTTTAAATTATTGATAGTTCTAATATCAATTGCGTCTTCTAAATCAATTCCTCCGTTTTGTAAAGCCATTTGTATATTTTGTTCTAACTGCTGTTTTTCTTCTTCATCAGGAGTCATTTCTATAAATATACCAAAGTCATATATGTAAAGATTTTTAATCTCTTCTAATATTCCTAAATTATATTTACCAATTTGCATTGCAAATTCATCTGCAAACTCTGAATATTCTAATACATCTGCAGTTCTAATAGATAAACATTCGGCTAATCTTTGAGTAATAAATAAACTTGCATTTAATATATGTCGAGTAGCTACATTAGAATTCAGAGCAGCTAATTTTTGTATACCAACTAAAGAGTTAGGATCTGGTGTGGATGCGTCTCGAGCCTCATTTAATCCTGTTACTTGACGAAGCATATTTAAATAATGATTGTAGTTACCAACCAGCATTTGCATTTTACTTTGACCGCTACTTGAAGTTAACTGACTAATAGGTTGTTTTGCATTATTAAACTCACCATCCTGCGTATAACTTCTTCCAACCACACTACCTGTTTGAAAATATAATCGTAAAGCATCCTCAGGATTATAAGCTGCTCCTGTTCCTAAATCAACTTCACTTAATCCGTCTGCATCAATAAATACTCCATCTGGAACTACTTTAGAAACTACTTGTTGTATTTTTAAATGTGTTAACTGAATAAGGTCAGCAAAAGGAATCATTCTTCTTACTAAAGACTCTAATACTCCTTTGTACATTCTTGGAGCACAAGCCACATAGTTAGGATAAGCATATTGATTAGCCGAGTTAGGTCTTACCATATTCTCCATCATATCCCACTTAAGAATAATATTAGTTCCCATTACCATTACTCCTTCATACCATACATCAATTCTTTTTTCTACTTTTTCAAAGTTTCCTTCATCCATCATTTCTTGTGGAGGATTAAACTCATCATTTTTTTCTACAGTTTTAAAAGTTCCCTCAGCCATTTGTTTTTTCTTATAAACAAAACTATTAGTGGTTTTATAATTAAAATACAAAAGCGTACAGGTATCTCTTGAGAACATACTGTTTTCATACATTGCGGCTACATTATAGTAATCATACCATGATTGACTATATTTAGATATTTCCTCCATCTCTTCATTTGTAATGTTTGGATCTATCTTTACTAATTCCGCTATAGGTAAAGTTTTAATCTCCCCCCAATAAAAACAATCTTTAAAATAAGGATCTTCGGTATAGCTATAAACTACATTAGCAGGATCTACATATTCTACTCTTATGCCATCTCCTTGTTGAAACATGTGTTTACACATTCCAATTCCTAAAGTAGCAATATCGTAATCAACTCTTTTTCTTATATCAGCATAATGATTTTCCTCCAACATTGTGTTGATAGCAATTTCATTAGCTATTTCTATAGAAGGTTTATAGTTAAGCTGCATGTATAATTCCATTTCCGTATCACTTGTTGGTAAGGTTTCAGGATCTACATTAAACATTTTAACTTTAAAATCACTTTCTAATTGAGTCCATAATTCTTTAGCCACAATATTGGTTTCTACCATTGTCTGAAATTGATTTCTTTTTTCAGCAGACAAAGCGTCCATGGCTATACAGTTAACTTTAAATAATCTGTCTGACATTCCGTTAACTACGATATCAACAAATTTTGGTATAATTGGAACTGGAGTCCAATCTAAATTTAGATAGGATAAATCCCCATCAACTGCTAATTCATTTTTATATTTGGCTACAGATTGTTCTCCTCTTGCGTAAAGTCTTAATCTATGAAATTCATTCCATTGATTATAAAACCTACAACGCATGCCGTCTTTTCTAAACCACTCATATTGTATTGCCTGTCCTACTTGCAGACCAAATTCATCTGTAGCCTTTTGTTTGTCAGTTGCAAATTGATCAGGAAACGCAGCAGAGTTTATATCTATTTTGACATCTTTCATGTAATTAATTGACTTTTATTGCTGGTATTATTATATCTTGCAAAGTTAATACTTATTTTTGATTTTTGTTTAGACGGTGTGTATAAGTGTTTCTGATTAGCCATAATAGCTAAACCTGAACTAATAGCAGCATCAAACTTGGTTCTATTGGTAATATCAAACTTAGCCCAATCTTCTAAAGTTTTGCCAAAGTACATAACCCCCATATCTCCTGCATCCCTATAGTCACCATTAAAATCTATACCTACATACTTCTCGATGTAAGATTCAATTGCTGAAGCATGAGATTGTTTTACGTCTTCAGAGGTGTTAGGTATACCTCCTAATTCTCTTTCTGTTTTAGATAATTTATTATACGTTTTATCTGGTCTGTTTAATGAAAACCCTCTATACCCTCTATTTTTAAAATGATACAATAATCTTGGTTTATTATTTTCACACAATATAGGCATACCATAAAAAATACAAGCCATCAAAACTTCTTCAAAAAATATTTCTGCAGTCTGAGGTCGTGCTATATATTCTAAAAAAAACTCATTACTTGGAGCTTCTTCCATATTAAATTTAGTTAATCCATGTAATGCCCCATTAGATCCTTTACCTACTACCACTCCAGATATATCATAAGAGTCACAACCAAAAGATCCAATATGTTCATTACCAGGTTTTTTTATTCCTCGCTCCATTACAATATTGTTTTGCAAATGTTTTGGAGGAGTCCAACTCACTAAAAATCTTCCTCTATTATTAGGACTCCAAATAACTTTAGAATCTTTTATTCCATTTTCCCAAGAAAACGAGCCTCGTGTTAGATGATGATCCATAATAAGAGAATCATTATAATCTATCTGTTGGTAAATTTTAGTTAAGTTAAATATTGATTGTTTGCTTTCGTCTCTAAAAGCATGAGACTCGCTTCTTGGAAATTGTCTATAAAATTCATTTAATGCATCAGGATCATGAGATAAAGAATTTACTTCGTTTTCCCAATAATCTATAGCACCTATTTTAATATCTTCACCATCTATTCCTATAATAGGTTTAGTTGGAGTTTTAAACACAGGCATACCATACCTATCTATATATCCTTCAAAATTCCATTCCATTGGAATAAATAAACAATACAGTCCTGATTTAGTCTGACCGTTTGCATTTCGTTTGCTGGGCATAGAATCCTCATATAAAGATTTAAAATTACCACCACCTTTATCTAAAGCATTAGAGGTAGAACCCATCATACACTTACCTATAACCTTACTTCCTAATCTTAAACAAGTTTTAGTTACTCGCCAGTTATTCAATATGTTATCAGGTTTTTCCCACTTACCACTTTCATCGTGTAAAAGCAATTGAAGCTTTTCACCATCATAACTATTATCCCCTGTGTTTTTCCAGTCAATAGTAGTATCTAATCCTTCCAGCTCTTCATCCGCCAAAGTGTGCATATTCTTTTTTGTAATCTTAGAAGCAGGAACTCTGTAAGCTAATTCTGTTTTAGGCTTATCCATACCATCTTGGATAGGTTTAAAAAAGAAAGGATAATTGTTAGAAATAGGTACAACCTTATCGGTAAACATTTTTTTAGCATCAGAACCTGTTTTAGAAAGAATACCTATACGAGCATCTTTAGTTATAGTAGCCTGATTAACACCTTCACAAGAACTCATAAAAGAAAATCCTGAACGCCTAATTTTTAAATAACACATTCCAAAACTTCTTTTGTCAGCTTTACATGCTTCCCAAAAAATATAAAAAATTCTATTAGCTTCTCTAAAATCAGGATGTCCTACATCAATTTTAGTCCACTGTAAATACATATAATGAGTGCCTGTTATATAAGTAGGAGTACCATTATTCATAAACCAGTACCCTTCTTCTCTTCTATTAAATTCTTCCTCTATATAATCTACCCATTGTGATTTAAAAGCATCAGGTGTTTCGTGCCATTGAAAAATAGATTTTATTCTACTTAATTGTTTGGATATTAAAGTAGGCTCCCAATATTGTTCTTCTTTCTTTTTAGATCGAGATTGTATATTTTTAGGGCAAGCAGGTAATCCTATTTTTAATCCGTTAACATCTATTACTTTCCCCAAGGTTCCGTTACGAGATATAACTACTATATCGTATTTTTCATTATATCCATATAGCCAAGTTTTTGCTCTATTCTTATTAGAAAGAACTGATTTAGGGATAATATTATTTATCTCTTTGTATAAACTATTTTGATCTTGACTCTGCAAATCCTTTAGGTGTGTTATTTTTCTTTTCTGCTACATTACCATCTAATAAAGCTCTTTCCTCTTCTATACGTTTTAATATTTCAAATGCATCCATAATGCATAACTTTTTAGTAGCTGCTGCATTTTTTAATCTATCTGCTGCAAGCTCATCATCTTTATCATATTTAATAATATCTTCTTTAGCTACTTTTATAAGTTGCTTAACTGCTTTTTCGCCTGCTTGTATAATATTAGATTTAAGCTCCCTTATGTTCATCTTCCTTAAATTTTTCTTTTATTTTTTTAATTGCTTCTTCGTGACCTGGCATTTCTTTTAATATTTGTAAAGCCCCAAGAACCATGTCCCTGGTTTGTTTTTCTTCTAAAATTAACTTTTGAAGATTAGTGGTCAACGCCTCTACTTTAGCTTTTAGTATTCCAATATTTTTTTGTACTCCCATGATTTAATTTTTTTTAAATTTATAAAATATAACATATACCTCTCGTCCTTCCTTCCAGGATTTATTAGGATATTTACTATGAAAATAATTAGCAGGGTAAGAAATAATTCTATTTTGTTCATAACCAGAAACAGAAACTAATCTCCACATATCTAAATTTTCTGCATCTATTTTAATCAACTCATCATATTGCTCATCACTAATATGAGATGGTAAATCTTTTCCATACACCGCATGCTCCCAAAATGCAGTTCCATGTAATTCTTCTCTTTCTCGTGGAGACATATATAAAACCGCAGCCCTATCAGGCCTATCCCCTTTAATGTTTAAGTCTGAATGTATCCTCCAACTATTATCTAATTCATCAGTTGACACTCTAAAAAAACTTAATATGTTTTCTAAATCTCTTCCCTCAATCATTCCTAATTTAGTTAAAACATAATCATCAAAAGAAGATATAGAAGGTTGAGTATAAAAGTTTTTTTCTCCTACAGTATGCTTAATAAACTCTCCATTTTTTAAATAGTTACAAGCTATATTAAATAAATCTTTATCTATAAAATCATCCTGAGTATATATCATATAATCATTGTAATATTATTGGTAAACATTCTGTATAACTTTTCTCCTTCAACATTAAACTCATATTCACTATCAGGTGTAAAAGATATTTCATCTCCTTCTTTAACTCCTAATTCTATCAGTTCCTGATTAATATATTTAATTGTTCCAAATAAAGGCTCTTCATTGCCTCCTTTAAATATATAAGAGTCTTTTAACGGAGCTGGTTTTACAAAACAATATTTGCCATGAGCTTTCCAATCACCATTTTGTTTATATAAAAAAAACTGCTCATTATCTATTAAGAATAAATTATCTTTTAAAAAGCTTCTCCCACTTTTTTCTCTACCATACATATCATAATATAATTTAAATACATTATGATGAACCAGAAGCGTGTCACCTTCTTTGACAGGACCATTATAATTTATAGGTAAAGCTATTACTTTAGCGAATCTATTAGAGGCTTTGTGGTCTTCTTGAGATACACTGGTTAGAAAATCAACCTCTGCTATTTTTTTACTATTGTCATACCTTTTATTTTTTAAAGGAGTAACAATAAAGTTATAAGGAGAACGCATTAAAAGTTAATGTTAAATTCTAATGATATAGGTAAAGTGCTTAGGAACTCTTTCCAAAGATATACTTCGTTATCTTTTTGTATCCAAATTTTATAAGATGTTTCAGTTCCCTGAATAAGATGTATAACGTAAGATCCTCCTAATACGTCTTGTCCTACGATATAATGCATGGCTCCTGACTTATAGTCAGAGCCGATTGATAATTTTCTAATATCCATTTCATTTTATTTTATTTAATTTAAGGTGTTTGTGTCCATTCTGCTCTAATCCAAGTTTTCCAGATTTGATAATAACCACCAGGAAGATCTTGATCTGCTCTCCAAGTTAACATCATAGCATCTCCTGGACAAAAAATTTGATTACCAGTAGTCTCTATAGTTCCTGAAGCACAACATGTAGGAGTACTTGCAGCTGTAATAGTCATATCACATGTTGCAGCTAAAAAAGCATCTCCTGAAACACAAGGTCCATTTGGAAGTCTCCATACCTCTATGGTAAGAACAGTAGGAGAAGCATTTAGGGTGCTAAGCACTCCTGCTGTAGTTATAGAACATAATGTAAGACAAGGCTTTCCTGTTGAACATCCATCTGTAGGAATTCTTAGTACAGAGCCAGCAAACACTTCCATTGCAGACGCAGCGACTAAATTTGGAGCTCCTCCTAACACGTTAGTGTATGTATCTGTAGCTGAAAATTGTGAATCTAAAGCTCCATTAATAGACATATAATCGCCCTCAGCATATTCTTGGGAAGATTTTGTAATACGATTTGTAAATATTAACTGTTCAGAATTAGTATCTTCAGCACTACCACCTGCAGGAACTGTCCAGTTTCCTGTACCATCTAAATATTTAGTAGCATCGTTACCCGATCCTCTTGGTACACATCCTTCATTAGTTCCTCCTGTATATCTTGTTTGAGTAACGGTTACTGATCCTGTTGCTGGAGATGCTGGAGAAATAGTTATTGGTAATCCTGTTGATGATACAACCGTTCCTATACTTAAGTCGCTTACCCCTGCTACAGCTCCTGCAGCCCAAGTTCCATCTCCTCTTAAGAATGTTGATGCAGTACCTCCCGTAGGAACATAACCTATATTAGAACCGCCATCATACGCAAACACATCAAGTGTTATAGCTCCAGATGCTGCGGTATTAGGAGTTATCGCATTACCAGTAGATGCCCCAGCTGAAGAAGAGTCTATTGTTATAACCCCTGAAACACCAGCAGCCCAGTTTCCGTCTCCCCTCAAAAATGTTGAAATAGTACCACCTGATGGTACATGACCTACATTAGATCCTCCAGTATAAGCATTAGACTGAATTACTACTGCCCCTGTTGTTGGAGCTATTGTTAATGGTGCTCCTGCTGAAGATCCTAATGTTGCTGTTACCGAAGTAACACCTCCACCTCCACCAGCAGGCACTTGCCATGTTCCGTCTGCTCTTAAAAATGTTGTAGTCTGTGATGCAGCTGAAGAATCAGGAACAAAACCTATGTTTGCTCCTCCATTGAAAACAAAAGGAGTTACTACTACCGCACCTGAAGTTGGACTAATATCTAAAGGATCTCCTGATGATGCACCTATTGGTAGGGCTGAATTTAAAGAAACTGAAGTAACAGTACCTCCTGTAGGGGTTACCCAAGAAAGACCTGCTCCATTCCAACTTAATACCTGCCCTGGTGCTCCTATACTTCCTGAAGCATCAGTTATACTTCCAGGCTCTACCGTTCCAGTAATTGTTATGCTTGCATTTGCTCCTGAAGCAGTATTACCTGTATCTAAAACTCCTTGTAAATCTTGAGCTCCAAGACCTGATCCGTTTGACCATTGAACTGCTGTACCTGTAGATATTAATACTTGACCAGCTGAACCGCAAGAACCAAGTGAGTCTTCTAAACAACCATCTACATCTAATGTTCCTGAGAAAGTATTAGTGCCGCTAAAGAGATTATTTCCTGCAGAACCTATACTAACTCCAGTGCCAAATACAACACTACTTGTACCTGTAAACTCTACACCTTGATTAAATGCGGTAGATCCAGCACCTAATGTATCTTGTATATTACAACAAGATGTAGCTGGAACTGTACTACTCCATTCTACCCCTGTTGCTGTAGCTGTTAGCCATTGTCCTGGTAGACCTAAGGATCCAGCACTATCATTTATTTGTCCTGAAGCGTTAAAATTTATTTGTGTTCCGTTAATTTGTACTTCGCCTGTAAACGTGTTTATTCCTGAACTTACCAATGTAGCTGGACTGGTAACTTTTACTCCTCCCCCTGCATTTTCAAATGTCATAGTTACACCATCCATAACAGCAGAAGTAGTAGAGGTATCATTAACAAGTAGTGTATCATTCCAACTACAGCAAGCAAAAGCAGATCCTGGATCTACCCACTGTATACCAGCACCTGTAGAAGATAAAACTTGACCAGCCAAACCTATAGATCCTCCTGCAGTAATTGTAGTAGGATAAATTGTTCCCACTACTGTTATTCCTCCATTTGGACCTACACCTGTTAAGTTTATATTTTGAGTAGCTGTATTATTAACATCTAAAACAGATTGCAGTCCTTGAAGAACACCTGCACCACCAATTAAATCGCTTACTAAAAATGTTACTGTTTCATTATCATTACTAACATCAGTTGCAATAAGTAAGTCCTCCATTGAGGGAGTAACTGTAGGGTACGCTTTAGTGTTTTCAATTTTTGCCATGTCTATAAAGTAAATCCGCTTACGGTTCTATATCTAAAATTAATTTTTAATGATCCATTACCAACAGTTGGACCTTCATTAAAAGCAAATGTAAATATAATATTACTGTTTACTAATCCACCCATATCTTGATCATAGGTAGTTGCATTAGATCCAAAAATACTATTCTGAGGAAAATTTAATACTTGGTTTAAGTTAGCTTCAGGTAAACCATAACAAAGAACTTGAGAAGGACTATTATTTCCAGACACTATCAGTCCATCTCCACCACAATTAAATTGAACTGGTGCGGTATTATCACTAACAACACTAAAGACACCTTCAAAAAATTCAGGAATTATCATTCTTCCTGGTCCTGGGGCTGGAAGTAAAATAACAGGATTACCTTCAGCATTTTTTACTTGGTCAGCTGATAGGGTAGTAGAAAAAATTTCAAAAGGATAGAAACCCATTATATCTCCAACCAAACATGTTTTAGTTTCGTTATTATCACTAACATCAGTTAAAACAACATAATCGTTAGGTTGAGGTTTGACTAACGGATAAGCAATCTTATTTTCAATTTTTGCCATTCTATTCTTTTTGTTTTACTTCTTCTTTTTCTTTTTCTTTAATTTCTCCTGTTTCTAAATTAATAATAGAGTTTATTCCGTATTTATCGGCTAATGCCTTTTCATGCGTTTGGAACTCTTTCTTTAATTCTTCTACTCTTAAACAGATTCCGTGTTTTTGTAAAGCTAAATCTCCAAGTGAAGTTTTAAGTTTGTTAAACTCAGTATGTAACTCTTGTAAATTTGCTAATTCTTTTTCTTCAATTTTTTTCATTTTTTAATAAATTTAGATTATAATTAATTTTTACAAAGATAATAAAAGTTATGGAATGTATTTTACTTTCCTTGACCTCTATATTTCTTAGAATAGTTCTTGCTTGACTTTAAAGAACTGGTTTTAGATTTTGCGTGAACTCCAGGTCGTTTTTTAGTAGCATTACCTTTGAAAGTAAATGAAGGTGCTTTAGCCATTATTTTTTTATTTTTTCAAATGACCTTCCGCCAAAGTAGGCTCCAATCACTGTAATTAAAACTAATTGTAAAAGATCAGTCCATTTTTCTTCTACTTGAAACTTAATAGATCCTGCATCTATAAATATCATTAAGACGGTGCATACAACTAAAAATATTAAAACCATAGGTCTTACATTTTTACTTAACCAGGAATCGCTGGTCATATCACTTCTCCATCTTTCAGTTACGTTTTTTTGTATTTCTGCCTCTGCTTCTATAAAGATTTTTTCCATCTCCATTTCAAAAGCTGCCTTCTCTTCTTTTGTTTGAATAAACCTATCAGCAATTCCTGCAACCTTACCCGCTACATCTAATGCTCCTTTTCCAAATATTTTAGTCCAAATGCTCATGATTTTTTTCTTATGTATTCTAATATAATATCTATTTTATTTTTTATCTCTTCCATATTGGAAGCATTTTTTTCGTGATGCCTTGAAAAAGTATTTTTTACTTCATGAATACTGAAAAAGAAAAATCTATACAAAGCATAAAGAGCCCCTAATAATAAAACTAAAGGTAATCCATATCCTTCTATTAATTTTAAAATCTCTTCCATTAGTATTTACCCCTTCTGCTTTTAGGGCTTGATTTTGTTGATCCTCCTTTACCTGCCCATAAATTTTTACAAGCCCAATATCTTGCGGTTAATTTTGATTTAGCAGTACCACACTTATGTCTGGCTTTAAAAGATTTTCTTGCGGCAGCTGAATAGTTATGACCATAACCCTTAGCACCGAAATGAATAATCTTTTCCTTACCACCTTCACATGCTTTTACCATTCGTTTTTTACCAGGTCTGGTGCTGGAACGAACAACATTGCATTTCATATTTTTTTTGCTAACTGCCATTATTTATGTTAAGCGTTTTTATTTTTATTAAGAACAGTAAAGTCCGCTTTTGTTATAGCATCATAAGGAGGTGCAGCTTTTGCAATCTTTTTCTGACCTTTACTTAACTGTTTCTTTTTGTATTTTTTACGCATTGCTGATGTTTTCATGATCTTACTTTTGCTTTTTTAGTGTTCATTACAAATTGTTTTCTTCCACCTGATCTTTTTTTCTTTCTGGCTGTTGACGCTCTTTCTGTTTTACTTAATGATTTAGCTTTAGACAAGGGTAAACATCTTGCTGGATTCTTTTTAGCTTTACTGGTTCCGCAAGGGCCTAATATAGATCCATCAGTTCCTATACGAACCCACTTTTCGTCTCTCCATTTTTTTAAAGCTCCAGCCATTACTTTTTCTTTTTAGGCTTTGGTTTCATAGATTTTAACATTTTATCTATTCTAACAGCTTGGCTTTTATGCATAGCAGAAGCTTTCTTTAATTCAGAAGCTATTGTTTTAAGTTTCTTTTTATCTATCATTTCTTTTTGTTTTTAGCGTAGTTAGGATCTTTACAGTATTTAGAAGCTCCCATTGCAGCATAAGCTGACCATTTACCATAAGTTCTCATAGCCCAGTCTTTTCCTGCTTTACAAATTTTATTTCCTTTACTCTTAACTCTTCCTTTCTTTGCCATCTTAATATAACCATATTGCGTCAGGCTTAGAGTCGCTGTCCACATGGATGAAGGATTTTGCAATCCCCAATCTGGTGAACCCGACATTTATTAAAGCTCTAACTATTATACTTCTTGTAGCAGAATCTGTACAAACAATATCTGCAGCACACCCTTTTAAGTGTGAACTATTTTTTGAAGCCTTATAACCTCTTTTTAATAAATCTTTATTGTAAGCCTCTGTACGAAATCCAGAGGATATTTTGAATACTACACCAGCTTCTTCTCGAGCGGTGTCAAGCATATCTAAAAAATCCCTGTCCATATGTTTACCTGAACCTGGCTCATCTGGAGAATCAAATTCTTTAAAGGTAAAATATTTCATGGTTAATTTTCTTTTTTCTTTATAAACTTATAAATTGTGAAGGCAATAGCAAGTGAAAGAGAAACAAATTGAAGCATCTCGTTTACCTGCATTAATGTTAAACCTAAAGCTCCACCATTCGCAGCAACTACTTCAACAGTATCTTTCATTTCCTTAGGCATTTTTAATATTATAGGTTGAGGTTTCGTGCCATTCTACGATTGCTCCACCTGTTGTAGTTTGTGTATAATTCATGATTACAAAGATAATAAAATTTTTAACCTTTATTTCTGTTCTTAACAGCGTTGACAGTATCTTTAATACCTCCATACAAAGCAAGAAGTGAATTACTTTTTCTTAAATTATTTAATCTTTCTTTTACTGGATCTTTAAGTTTACCTGGTGGTGGCGGTTTTGGAATCTTTTTCTTTTTAGCATAAGCAGCCAACTCAGCCAGTCTTTTTTTATTTTTTTTCTCGTCCCGATGTTTTTTATCGGTTTTGTTATTATTGTTTGTAGGCATAATTATTTATTTTATAAAGGTATAGTTCTGTATTTTAGTCTTAAAATTAAAGAAACAAATCTATCAGGAAATACAAAATTATTAGGAACAAAAAGTCGAGTAGGTTTATTTAAAGAATAAACTCTATTTCCAGAAACTGGAACATCTCTAAAATAAGTAGCTTGATCTGTTTCCGCATTAAGGATTTGATTTATTCTCTCATGAGGAAATGAAGATACCGTCAGGTTTCCTGTAGTTGCTGTAGCTTGAATTACATTCATACTACCTGGAGTTAAAGGAGTGTATGCTCCTGCTCCATCAATATTTACGGTCCAATAAGTTTCTTCAACAATAAGCGACTTATTAGGAACACCCGCTATTATTTCTGTTGCTGGAGATCCAGCTAAAGCATTTAAGTCAGCTCTTGTAAAAGTGCCCACATATTCTTGATAAAGAAATGGTGCTGTAGAATAAGTGTCTATAATGTCTTGCATAGTAAAGACACCTCTATTAGAATTTGCTTGTGCTGAGCCTTGTTGCTTTGTGTCTACAAACCCTGGTACTGTGTGAAATTTCTGATCGCTTGGTATTGTTGCCATAGTATTATGATTTTTTTACTGATACATTTGTAATTGTAATACTTCCCTCTCCAGGAAATAAAGCGGCAATACTAAAAGTAGTGCCTTCGCTATTTGTAAAAGAAAAAGAATTTGTTCCTGTAGACGTTATATTATATACGCTTTCATTTGATCCATCAAGAACATTATAAGTTGCTTCTTCTGATATTGCTTCTACCTCTATAACCACATTATAAGAAAGTCCATTTTCTAAAACTGCCTGGCCAATAGCTGCATAAGGAGGTCTTTCTGCGGGACCTATTATTGCGTCTACTCCTCCTTTAAAATTTACGGTAGGAACAACTAACCAACCTTCTTGACCTTCTTCAAAACTTCCATTGCTAATAAGCTCGGGATTTGAAGGTGCTTCCCCGCCTGCTACTTTTTGAGCTCCGTTTGAGTTAGATATGGCATTACTAATCATACTACCACATTGCTACAATTCCCGAAGCTGTTGTTTCGGTTACAGTTACTTGAACTACTTGTATAGGCATAAACGTAGCGTTTGCTATATTTCCAAATGTTACTGTTTGATTAGCAGGAGCCGCTGCTGTTGTAGTGTTTCCATTTTGTTCAGCCATTCTTACAGTTACCGCCCCTGTATTTCCTACAAATAAAGTACAACCGTTAGTAGGTCTTGCATATATAGAATAACTATCAGTTGCTCCACCCGCTACCGATCCTGTAATAGTAAGTTGTGTAGCACTATCAACAGAAACTACAGTATATGCTAATCCAGCAGTAGTATTATAAACTATCATTCCAGCTTTAATCCCTAAATCTTCAAAATCAACTCCTGAAGAATCAATTAAAGTTGTACTTCCAAAATTTCCTGTCGATACAGTTGCACCTGTACCTGTTACTACCCCACCTGAAACTCTGATAGGATCTAAGGATACTATTGATGAAGGATCAGGTATACGAACTTGATCATTTGGTATAACCGCTAATGCTTCTCTACTTTGTAATTTTTGATATGCCATTTTTTTTATTTTTATTTGTCGTAAGGAAAAGCTCTATTTAAACTATCCCTTCTTTTATTACATCCACAGTCTTTTCCTGTTGCTTTAGAAACCGTTTCTACTACTCTTTTAATTCCTGTAGCTTTAGTAAACTTTTCAATAGTATCTCCCAGTCCTCTTGATTTCATTTCGTTTAATATATTAGATTTATGTCTTTTCATTTCTTGCAAGTGCATAATTTATTAGGACAAGCGTCTACACTAAATATTACTTTAGAAACTAACCAATTCCAATTGCATTGAAATTTACACCATAAGTTAGAGATAGACTCTCCTAACCATATTAATAATTTACCCATATTACTTTTTCGTTTTACATCCAAAGTTGTTAGCGTAGTTAGCCATTGATACTACTTTTTTAGAATACTTTTTTGTATTCTTCATAACAGTAGAAGCTGCACTACACGTATCTTTGAATCCGTTATTCTTAGCCCACTTCGTAAAAGCTCCCTGACGAGATTCTTTTATTTCTGGGAAGGCTTTAGTTCTTCCTTTTTTTGCCATAATTATTTTCTTATAGCTGCACCAATGTGTGCCTTCACATTGTTAATTTTTTCATAAGACATATTGTGATCTCCACCATATGCATGACCGTAGTCTTTTTTAGACATTGCTTTAGACTCATCTCTTCTGTCTTTCATAGATTGAGAGTGCTTGCCTTTGTGCTTGTTTCCTAAAGACTCATCAAGTCTTGAATTGTAACCTTGCTTTTTCATAATTTATTTTTTTTTAATATTCTACAAAGATAGTTAATTTTTTTATTTACTGCCAGGTAGTATCCCAACGCTTAATACCTGTTACTGCCATTGATCTTTTTTTACGATTCGCTCTCTTAGTAGCTCTACGTTTTTGACGAGACATCTTAGTATTAGATCTTTTCTCTCTCGCTTCTCTTCTTTCCGCTGCTGTTTGAAGTTTTCTTTTAGTAGTTTTTTTTCTTTTAGACTCTTTAGCAACTTCAGAAGCTGTTTTTCTAATAGACCTTTTATCTGCTTTAATATTTCTTTCTAAAGCTTTTTTCTGAATTTTAGCTTTTTTATCTTTTAAAGCTTTTATTTGCTTATCTCTTTTTTCCTTACTAAGTTCTTTGTTTTTTCTTAACGCTTCTATTTTAGCATTAGCCTTATCAAGTTTAGCTTGCTTACTACTTTTTCTTTTAGACTCTTTTTCTTTTTCTTTTGCTTTTCTTTTTTTGCTTTTATTTTCTAAGTCATATTTTTTCATAAGACTTTTATCCTCTAACTTTCTTTTTTTCTCCTTAGATTTTTTAGCAATCTTAGCTAACCTTTCTTTATTTTTCTTTTCAGCTAATTTCTTTTTTACTTCAGCCTTCTTATCCGCCTCGTCTTTTTTTCTTTGCTTAGCTTCTTTTTTAAGAGTAGCAGGAGATTTAACTTTAGTTACTTTCTTTGTATTTGGTCTATGAAACGGTTTGTGAGCCATGTCTTATAATTTTATTACTTTTGTTCTTGCAAAGATACAAATTTAATTTAATGCCAAATATTATCAGGAAGAACTACGATAGAGTTCAGCCCTCCCACGACTACATGAAGTATTGGAGGGTGATAAGGTATTGGGCTAAAGCCAAATACAAAGTCGGAACTCCCGACATAGACATGCTATTCTTTCTATATAGCGAACATATATTTAATAAAACAAAGTTTAAAGAGTTTGAAGAGTGTATGTCTTGGGACGAACCCAGGTTTCATAGACTACTTAAAGAAGGGTGGATACATGTCTGGCGTAAAAGACAAGGTAAAGAAACAACTCTATATGAACTATCTTATAAAGGTAAACGATTAGTTAATACCTTATATAAAAAATTAAACGGTGAAGAGATAGGGGAAAGCCCTCAGGCTAACCCCTTATTTAGACACGATGCATCTTACATGGATAAGATCTATCGCAATATGATTATAGAGATGAATAAGTTTATAAAACAACAACGACATCTCTCTCCTGAATAACAGTATAAGGATTATCGTTTATAAGCATTTGATGTCCTGTAGCTCCGTCATAATAAATTATATCTCCTTCGTTTATTACCTCAACATTAGTTCCTGGTTTTATAACTTCAGCTTTTTTATAACGAAAGCCTGAAGCATCCTGAGCCGAAAGTAAAAGACCTGATTTAGTTTTTAACTCTTCTTCTATTTTTTTTATTACTATGTATTTCCCTATTGGTTTCATATTGTTTCATATTTGATTCTATATTATTAACTTCACCTATTCCAAAAAGCCAGTATAAGAACTTAATCATCTTGACCAGCTCTTGCGTGAGTTATTATAGCATTAGTAGTAAGTATGGTAGTCGCTACACTAATAGCATTAGATAATGCTTGAGTAGTTACTTTAGCAGGATCAATTACTCCCATTTTAAACATATCTCCATATTCACCAGTAGCAACATTATATCCGTAGTTCTTTTTAAGCTTTTCTTTATAGATGTCCTTTTTATCTAAACCTGCATTTACAAGAATTTGTTGTAGTGGTGCTTGTAGTGTTTCCTTAAGAATTTTATTAGCTGTATTTTTTCCTTTTAGTTCTTTAGCTAAACTATGTAATAATAATCCTCCTCCAGCAACTATTCCTTCCTGCAGGGCGGAACGCACTGCACAGACAGAGTCATCGACTCTGTCGAATTTTTCTTTTTGCTCTATATCAGAAGTAGCCCCTACCTGTATACAACCGATCCCTCCAACTAAACTTGCTATTCTTTCATTGATGAAATCCTTTTCATGTTTAGCAGTAAGTCTTTGCTGTTGTTCTCTAAGCTCCTCTACTCTGGCTGTAGTCTCCTTAGTAATCTCACCATCTTTAATAATAATAGTATTGTCTTTACCTACAATTATTTTATCTGCATGACCTAAGTCTTCTGTTCTAATTAGAGATAAATCATCTCCTGTTTTTTCTGAAAAGTATTTAGCTCCTACTGCAAAAGCAATATCTTGCATTAACTCGTGAGTCTTATATCCAAATGAAGGTGGTTTAATATTACAGAACTTTAAACCATTACGCTGAACATTAGCAGCCATAGTATTAATTACATTTTGTGAGCAGTCTCCAATTATAAGAAGTTTCTCTCCTGCATTAATAATAGGTTTTAATACATTCTCAATTTGTAAGATGTTATTAATCTCAGAGTCACATATAAGAATCTTTACATCTTCATAAATACACTCATCTTTTCTTTGATCATTAATAAACATAGGAGAAGTCCAACCTCTATCTACTTTGATACCATTAGTAACCTCAGCATATGTATCATCTGTTTGAGATCTCTCAACAGTTACTATACCATCACGACCTACTTCTTTGTAAGCCTTAGCTATAATCTCACCAATCTCACTGTCATTGTTTGCAGAGATTGTTGCGATATCTTTTAACATATCATCAGTTACCTCAATTGACTCTTCCTTGATTCTTTTAAGAACCTTCTCACCGAGCTCTCTAATCTGACGGATAACTTGTATAGGGTTTTCTCCATCCTTAATATATTTTTGACCAGCTTTAACTAAAGCCTCAGTCAAGACAATAGCTGTAGTTGTTCCATCTCCTGCGGTGTTTGCAGTTTTCTCTGATGCTTGTTTCATCATACGAACCGCAAGGTTCTCTACAGGATCTAAAAGAAAGATAGACTTAGCTACAGTCACACCGTCTTTAGTTACTGTCAATCCTTGAGTATGGTTAGTTGATTCAATCAATACAGTTTGGCCCTGTGGGCCCAGAGTTGATTTAACTGCGTTAGATATTTTTGAGATTCCCGATATTAGTTTTTCTCTTGCCTCTTCATTAAATGATAGGTCTTTTGGAATGTATCCTTGTTCTTGCATTTTGTTGTGATTTAATTAAAATTAATTTGAAGCAAAGATAATAAAAAAAATATATACTAAGTGTTGAGGTGTTGATTTTGTTTTTGGTTTTTTTATATATATATTTTCTTATTATATATATATTTATTTATTATAAAATATTGACTTCAACTCAACACTTTAACACTAATAGTAGTTAAAGTATTAATAATCAATAAGTTAAGTTAGTGTTGACTTTAAAAAAGAATAACACTTTAGTGTTGAAGATAAACATATATATAAAAAAAAGAGGCAGACAGAATGTCTTACCTCCTTTTCACAACAGAACAAATGGGAACTTTTTAGAATTCGTAAATGTCTTTATCATTGTCCATACGCATCTTAGCTCTTTCGATACCATCAGCTATACAGTCAATCTTGTATTGTTTTTCCATTTGCTTTCTAAACCTTGCTGCTTGAGCTATACCTGTCTCACCTTCCATACGCTCATTTATTAATCTTCCGTTTTTTACATACAAACCTCCAACATTGTTAGAGCCTGCAAATGGGTTTGTCATTTTTTTCATATCATTGTTTTTTTTAGATCCATAAGTCTTACAAGGATTTTGTCCGCAACCACAATTCATTAGTAAGAAGATTTCATTTTCTTTTCCATACCGTAGCCTGGATTGTTTTTAACCTTACCCTTCATTGTTTTAGCAAACTCAGCCGCTTGTGCTTTTCCAACTGCATTATAAGGAAAAGTCTTTTTCATTTTTTTACCTGTGTCTCCACATTTATAATTTACTGTAGGCATATCTTTTTATTTTTTACAAAGATATGAAATTTTTTTAGATGTCTGGGGGGTGAGGGTTATTATATGTCATACGCTGACATGTCGTGTCAGAAAAAGGGGTGGGGGGGTTGTTGTGATTTTGTCTTTTTGTAATTTTTTGTGGGAACTTTTTGGCTTTTTCTGTGGGGTGGTTGGTGGTGGTGGTGGTTGTATTAGGTGTGCCTCTACTACTTGCCTCTTGTGGTGTT